TTTTTTGATTTTTGCTTTTTTTATTTGCTAGTTTTTCTGTTGATTTATGCCTTACTAAAGTATCACAAAAAGTTTTTCAATTTTCTAAAAATTATTATTTTTCTTTTTTTTATTTTTTTTGTGTTGTGGCGGGCGCGCCTGACGCGTTAGATATAGGGCGGTAGCCCTATATAATATTATTATGCTTCAAATTATTTCTTTACAATATATATATATATATGACTGATATACTAAAAAAACAAAATACAGAAAGGTCAAAGCAACGTTTAGCTATTTTGGGTTTAAGACAAAGAAGTCATAATAAAACAGAAAAAAATCACGCGGAAGAGATGTCTAAATTACGTTTAGCTGCAAAAAATCGCGATATAAAGATGCATAAGTTACGTTTAGCTAGAATGGGTTTAAGAGAGAAAAGTCAAAATAATAACAACAATAACAATTCAGATGGTAGTGGTGGAGAATCAAAAAGAAAAACTGCAAAAGTTTTGTCCAAAAAAAATAAAGTTAAAAATAAAATCAATAATGCGACAATGGGGGGACGACGAAAAAAGAAAACACGAAAAAAGAAAAGAAAGAAACGCGGTGGAAGACCTTTCGCTGGAGAAGTAACAGAAGACACTGCTAGATTTTGGAGAGAAAGGATGGAAAGAGAACAGCGAGAAAGAGAAGCAGTATTAGAAAGGTCAAGGCGCCAGCGAGAAAGACTAAGAGAAGAAAGAGAAAGAAGAGAGGGAGGCAGAATAATGAGTCGTGCTGGACAATTATTTCCAAACAGAAATTTTACACTAGAAGAAGCTAAAAATGCTGTGGAAACTCATAATCTTCATCGTCAGTTTATGTATAATGTATTGCCTGAAGCCACAGAAGTTCAAAATGCAGTTGAAATTGATGGTGGTAAAATAAGAACTATGATGGCATCAAAAGCGGAACCAATATTAACTGGCATACCAATGGCAACAGTTGTCGGAACTCGTGGCCGTGTTGGAGGCAAAAATAAAACAAAAAAGAGAAAAAAGAAAAAATACAAAAAAACACACAGAAAAAGATAAATTAATATATTCTCAATGTAATATATATTAATGGCATCTTTAGCAACAGGAGCGAGTAAAAATCCTCACGGAAGAACAGCGACACAAATAAGAAAAACTACTAATGAAGGTAGGTGTGTAAAAAGAGATATAGTCTTCTCAAAAGAATTATTTGACGATACAACAGAAAAACCATTAGGCATGGTAACACAAGAACGGATGGCTATAAATGATTGCCTGTTAAAAGGAATTAGTATGATTTCTAATGCAAAAAATGATAACAAAGCGGCAACAGCTTTGCTGAAAAGAAAACTTAAAGGGTCTAAAAATATAGGTTATGATAATCTTCCTATTTATGTTATAAATGCTCATTCATCTGACGAATTTTTTGTAGAATTAAAACCCCCAGAAAATATGAGTAAGGAAAATGTAGATGATGAAGCGCAATATAGCTATAATAGTCAATTGCGAGAAGGATTTACTCTAAAATCTGTTAATGATGGAAGAAGAGGTAGATTTCCAACCAGAGTAAACTTTTTTAAAACTCCTGTAAATAGTGGAGTTTTTGTAATACAAGGAGCACCTACAGGCTTTGATGCAAGAGGATGTTCCGCCGAAAAAGATTTTAGAACAGGAATTGTTTCAGCACCATCTGAAACAAGGGAATTATTACTATCTCCAGATTTTAAAACCTTTTTATTTAGAGAAGATAACCGATACGCTGATTCAATATATGCACCACCAGGTTATAGTGTAATAAATAAAGGTTACCAATTTTGGGAACACGGTGAATCAAGTCGAGAAGCGTGGGGTATATTATGTTTAACAGATGGCAGTGTTTACGATGAATGGTTAGGAAGGCAACCTTCATATTATACACAGGATAAGCATAAAATAGAGGCTTTAGCTAATACAAAAAAAGAATCGATAAAAGCAAATATTCAGGCGCGACCTGTAAAACAACCTTACTCTACAACTAAAGTAACTGTCACAGATTTTGGAGATCATTATATAACTAATTTTCCACAACTTCATCCTAGAAATATAGGTTGGGATGATTCTAGTCCATCAAAACATAAAAATATTAAAAGATTTATTGAAGATTCAATAAAAAATAAAACCGATGTCTCTCTAAAAACAATTGTGGAAACGTTGGGACCAGGTATATATATTGATATGGGATGTGCTAGTCTGACTTTACAGATTTGGAATCCTAATGGCAATAAGGGAAAAGGAAAATTCGATTATTATGGTCCAGATTTAAAAAAAAAAGAACTTTCAAGTGGCTCAAGTAAAAGCGTGGATTATGATGGAATCCAACCTATTTATAATGTAGTATATGAAGACCTAGAAATTTACACTCATAATATAGCACAAGCGTGGAATAATATAGTTGTAGATTTAACTGAATCACTTCACGGAAATGGTGTCAATAATAGACTAGCTCAATTAAAAAGTGACGCAAATTTACAACTCGCAATGAATGCCAGCAGAACCTATGCAGATGAAGCCTACCATCGATTCGCTCCTAAGGCTCAAAGTCGAGCACATCAAAATACAGAAGAATATATGAGGAGGGCAACAAATTATCTGAACAGAAATGAATTTAATCAATTAAAATTACCTTCCGTTGATGATTTGGGTTCATTGGCAAATCATTTAAGTATTGCAGAAAGAACGGCGAGACGAATAAGAGAAAAAGCAAAAGAAGGTGGTCGCAGAAAAACGCGCAGAAAGAGAAAAAAAACGCATAGAAAAAGAAAAAAAACACGTAGAAAAAGAAAGAAAAGAAAGACGAAAAAATATTTTAAAAAATAATATAATTTAATTAAATATCAACTGAATTGATATACAATTTTTCTGTATTACGTTTTTTAGAAAATTGAAGTATAAATCGTAATATATAAAGATATTATAAAACAATATTACAATATGGTTAAGGTACTTTCATGCAAAATTACCAATTCAGAATTATGTTCTGATTCGTGGGAAAATATCGCTGGAAAAGACACAGTATTTCCAGAGGGTCTTTACGTCGCTCAGTCAACTATGATTGTGGAGGGACAAATTTCAGTATATAGTGGCAATGCTTTTGGTGGAGAAGAAGACGTTGATGATGATGATGATGATGATGTGGTAAAAATAAATGATATAGTTTCAAAATTCGCTTTGGAAAAAGTTGAACTTAAGAAACAAGATTTTAAGGCAATGTTTACTGAACATATAAGAGCAGTCATGAAACATATGAAACTAAAAAAATTGGCAAAAGAATCAGAAGAAGGAAAGAAAGCTTTTGAAATATTTCAAGAAAAAGCGAAAAATGTATTGAAATTCTATCTGAAAAATTTTAAGGACTGTGACGTTTACATGAATGAAGACCAAGATTCCAAAGGTGCGTATGTAGTGGGTTGGTGGAATCCCGAATCAAAAGTCGTAGATGCACCTCAAATGTGTATTTGGATTGATGGTTGTAATTTCCGCAAATTGTAAATAACAAATAAATTAAAACTAAAAAATATAAAAAAAATTGTATTATATTTTTTTATACTGTAATTATATATGGCTAGAAGATTGACCCCGATGCAAAAACTGCACAAACTTGAAAAAGAAGTTGTGGGAATTAAAAGAGTTTTAGCTGATAATGTCAGTGGCATAACACAACAAACATTTATAAACGATTTGAGTCAACACGATAGAGCGCGGGAGAACGCTGTTAGGAGGGAGGTTGCAGATTTGTTTGGTGGAGGTTTTAGAAATTCTATAAAAGCACAAAAAAGAAAAGGAAGAAGAAAAAGAAAAAAAACGCGTAGAAAAAGAAAAAAAACACGTAGAAAACGTAAAACACGGATAAGGAGAAAATAAAACAAATAATTAAATTTTAATAAATACTTAAAATTTAAACAAGCTGTTATTTATAATGAAAATAGAAACAACTCCACAACTGGACTTTCATAATGTTTTAATTCGTCCAAAAAGAACTACTATATCTTCTAGAAGTCAAGTTGATTTAGAGAGGGAATTTTCTTTTCCACATTCAACCATGAAATGGACAGGAGTTCCCATTATTGCAGCAAATATGGATACAACTGGGACATTTGAAATATATGATATTTTAAGTAAGCATAAAATGATAACGTGTTTAAATAAGTTTTATAATATTGCCGACTTTTCAAAAAGAAATAAGGAAGGGAATCCATTGAATCCAGATTATTATATGATATCTACAGGTATAGATGAAAGTCAAATGTCTTCTTTATACGATCTTGTGAAATTTACACAAGCAAAATGGATATGTGTTGATGTTGCAAATGGTTATATGGAACAGGTAGTAACATATTGTGCAAAATTAAGAGTAGTTTTTCCAGATAAAATCATTGTTGCTGGAAATGTTGCTACACGAGAAATGGTTGAAGAACTTATAATAAATGGAAAGGTTGATGGTGTTAAAATCGGAATAGGTCCAGGGAGTGCTTGCTTAACTCGTTTAAAAACTGGGGTTGGTGTGCCGCAACTTAGCGCAATAATCGACTGTGCTGACGCTGCACACGGTTGCGGAGGATTTATTATAGGAGATGGTGGGATTACTTGTCCGGGAGATATGGCAAAAGCATTTGGCGGAGGTGCAGATTTTGTAATGTGTGGTGGTGTATTTGCAGGACACGACGAGAATCCTGGAGAGATTGTTGAAGAGAATGGGCAGAAATATAAATTATTTTATGGTATGAGTAGTAAACACGCAATGGAAAAACATTATGGAAAGATGGCACAATATAGGTCGAGTGAGGGAAGATGTATTAAGATCAAATATAAGGGTGCTATAGAAACTACTGTCCTGGATTATTTGGGTGGATTAAGGTCAACTTGTGCTTATATTAATGCTCATAAAATAAAACATATGAGTAAATGTGTTACATTTGTTGTAGTTAGTCAACAATTAAATACGAATTTGGTAGGTAACTAATATTTTTATGGCTTAAAATAAAAATAATATAAACAAATTATATAAATGCCATTTACAAAAACAGATTTAGCTATTCAGAGAACAAAACTTGCAGACATAGGAGGTAAAAGAAAATCAAAACGGGGGAGACGCAAAGCTAAAAGAAGAAAAAAACGCCGTAAAACTAAAAGAAAAAAAATTAAGAAAAAAAGAGTATGTTGCGTAGGCCCTGGTTGTCCTGAGTGGAAACATTGTATTCATGTTTTAGGTGATGGGCGAAAATATAAGCCTAAAAAGAAATCTACTCTAAAAAGAATGAAAAAATGTTTAACTCGGTATGCAAAATCTTATAAGAAATGCATGAAACGCGAACATAAAAAAAATAAAACGCGAAAAAAATAAATATACTAATATATATTTCTCAATGTATATTAGTAATGCCATTTACAAAAACAGATTTAGCTATTCAGAGAACAAAACTTGCAAATCAAAGAACATATTTAGCTTATATGAGGACTGGGTTTGGTATTGCTACTCTTGCAGGAAGTTTCAAAAAATTTTGGATTATGGGATTTGGCGTCATTATGATAATAATAAGTAGTTTACAATATGCAATGATAAATCATAGCTTGATGAATAAAAAAAATCCCAGTAATTATCTACTTGATGGTTTGCCACTTATATATATAGTATTATCGTTAGGGGCAATATATATACAATTTACTCATCCAAAGAAAAAATAATTTTTAATATAATATTAACAATTATCTAGTAAAAAAAATAGGCATTACCGGGGATCGAACCCGGATTACTGGTTTCAAAGACCAGCGTCCTAACCATTAGACGATAACGCCGGATGCTATCTGCAGGATTTGAACCTGCGAAGGCTTTACGCCAGTGACACTTGAAATCACCCCCTTTGACCGCTCGGGAAAGATAGCATAGAAACTTTTATAAGGATGCCGATTGTGGGGATTGAACCCACGACCACGCGCTTAAAAGGCGCGCGCTCTACCAAACTGAGCTAAATCGGCTTGTATTAAAATTTTTTCTTAGTTATAGTGCCGATTGTGGGGATTGAACCCACGACCACGCGCTTAAAAGGCGCGCGCTCTACCAAACTGAGCTAAATCGGCTATTTTACCGTACTCCAGTGAACATCTTGTCTTGCCTCATTTATCGCAGTTACATCTGTTCTGGACATTTTTGATTAGTATTGTCAAACTACTTCCCATATCGGGATTCGAACCCGAGTCACCCCGGTGAAAGCGGAGTATCCTAACCAACTGGACTATATGGGACTTCCTCTGGTCTCTAGGCTGCCTACTAAAGGTCCCACAACCTTTTTTCAATTTTCTGTACATAGGCGTAGGAACCTACCTGTTTTACTATACATCTTAGTAAACTAAGGAATGTTTAAGTAGTTCCCTTAAATATTATAATTCAAATTCTAATAAAGAATTATAATCAAAAATGTTTATCTCTTTTTTCTTGTTTTTTTCTTTTATTTTTTATTGTTTTTTTTCTTGTTCTTTTTCTTTTCTTTTTTTTCTTTCTTTTTTTTTGTGGCACTCTACTCATTCTTCGAAGGTCAGGAGGCTTGAATAATTTCTTCTTGATTGCGAGTTCCGCCGCAGTCAAACCAAGCCCGGCAGCGCCGGCAGCGCCAGCAACACCAATACCACAACCACCAGCAGCACAACAAGCAGCACAACCCATTCCACCCATAATACCACACGCCCTCATTTTGTCCGCATGACACTCTTTGTCCTCAGAGGCGATTCTTTTTTTCTTTTTCTTCTTTTTTATTTTTTCTTTTACCCCCACCGCCGAATGTAACTTTTATTTCCTCAATTTAGGTTGAATTTCGTCAATAAGGATTCGCTTGGTTGTTTCCAAATTGTCAAGGTGTGTTGATTTTTCTTCATTACTCATTTTAATATTTGCAAATATTAAAATTGAAGTACTTTTTAAAAATAAGTTACTAAAAAAAGACTAAATCAAAATAATAGATTATTTAAAAATGAGTTATGCATTCAACTGGAGAATTAATATTGACACGCATAAATGCGCCATATCGGGTAATCATATACATAATGGAGATCAAGTTATGGATGTAAATAGAGAATCATTGCAACGTTATGGTTTATTCTTAAGCGAACAACATAAGATTAAAAATTTAGTTGGGACACCATTGATTGGTGAAATTATGAGTTATATCATAGACATAAACTGTACCCTAGTGCTTAGGCAGTTTTGTGAAGTCACTCAAACAACAAGAATTGGTAGGATAACAAAAAAACCCCTTCGCTTAAGTGATGCTAAATTTCTCCCTGGCTCTGGTGGAGGGAAGTCTATTGGGTTTGTGGATCAGTATGATGGAGGATATGATAACGGTGCACATTTCGACAACGAAAAAGGTTGGTGTGACTTCTCGCGAGAAAAAGACAGTATATATAATACTGGAGATATTGTTGATGATGAGGAAGAGATAATAACTTACTCATCAGCAGGTGAAGAAGAAGAGGAGTGGGAATCTGAAGATTCAGAAGATGAAAATTCTTGTAGTGACTGGTGTTCAAGTGGGGAAGAAGATGAAAAGAATGATGATGATAGCGAACCCGAATACGATGTATTTGAAGATGGAAAATAAATAAAATAAATAAATATAAAATTAACTGAGACAACAACATTTCTTAGATTTTTTTTCTTTTAAAGGTATTATTGTAGATTTTTTTTCTTTTAAAGGTATTATTGTAGATCCTCTTGTCATCATAAAAGATTTTCTTTTATTTTCGTGATTTATATCTTGTCTTCTTCCTATAAATTTTTCTTCATCCCAATTATGAATTGTTCCACCGTCAAAAGGGTCTAAAATATATTTAATAAATTCATTTGTTTCTTGTGGTGGTTTGGGTTTATTATAACAACAACTGCTTAAAAAATATCTGGCCCATTGTTGTGCATTAGTAACTTCTTGTTGGAATAATTGATCAATTATTGAAAATGCCGATTTTAACAATAAAATTTTATGTATGTAAAATCGTTTAGATTCATACATTTCATCAATATTTTTATCTAATATGGTTTGTTCATTAACAGGCATATTAGTTTTATCGCGCTTCCATTTTAAATAGTATATTCTATTAGTAATATCGTGCAACAGTGTCATATATTCGCGGCGCATTCCATCTATTTTTTTAATTACAGCAAAAACATTAGTATTATAAATTAAAGGGTAATTATATCTAATATCAGCTGGAACAATAAACTGGTTAGTTTCTTTAATTTCAGAAATTTTAGATTCAATATAATCTACTTTTTCTTTTAATTTTGCTCTCATACTTTCATCTTGCAATTGTTTAGTTTTATTGGTCTTTGATACAAAAAATAAAAAATAACCAGATGTAAACTCACAAGAACTCTGTAATTTGTCATATTGATGAGCAGAAATTTTGTGGGCTTCAGATTGAGCATCCAATTTCATATAACTTACAACAGCTAATAAGCAAGAAATAATAGCATTTAATGATGCAAGTATAACAGAACCCCATTGAAAAGAATCCAAAGCTCCTGTAGCTACAGCTGCACAAGAAGATAAAATAATAGCAGGAAGCATTAAATGATTTAATCTAGTACTTTGTAACGTAGAAGCTTCCATATGAATAAGTTTTTGACCTTTTACAAAACTAGCCATAATATCCATAGAAGATGAATAAAATTCATTTTTTTGATAATAATTATCAGCAATTTTTTTTGAAACTTGGTCATACGTTGTTTTTTTATATCTAATAGAATTATTTAGTTTCAATGGGCATCCATTTAAATGTGTTTCTAATAAATCATAACTACGAGGACATAATGCACCTAATTCTTCTTTAAATTGTAGTGATTTTGTTATATTTACCGACTTTTTTCTTTTATTTCGTCTACGTGAAGAATTTTTTGCTTTATTACCACTTGCATCTCTCTGAACCAAGTTGCCAATTAAATTCATTTCTGTATTTAATTGTGTATTCTCAGAAATTTCGAGAGCCACGTGTGTATTAAGTTCAGAATCAGATGCGCGTTCAGAATCTAAATGGTTATCGATATCGCTGTCTGCCATTAAACTATATAAATATTTTAATCTATTAATATTTCCTTGACATATGTTTTATCAGACAAACATTTTTTAATATTTTCAGTGCTATTTTTAATATCTGAATTATCAGTTCCACCCATCATAGTATATATCATTTTATGCCATTCTGCTATTAACGCATCATCTTTCATATAATTCGGGTGAGCTTCTTCCCAACATTTTATTTGTTTTATTTGTTGTTGAGAAATATGTTTTATGGTTTCATTTATTTTGTCGTGTGTCTTATCCTTGGACCACTCATTTTCATCTTTCACATAAAATTGTAATCTTTTTTTATCACTACAATGAATTGGTCTTTCGGTAACATTCATATCTGTTAAATGTTTTACAAATATATTACTTATTCCTTTAACATATCCGTGCTCTTTTGTATATTGCATATCATCAAGTGAAACTTTTATATTATCAACAAAATCAGCTAAATTCATTGCATCTTTACACTTCTCATTTAAAAATACGTTAATTGAAATTTTATTATTATTATTATTCCCTACTCTTTTACTTAATTCAGTATTTTGCTCTATAAGTTTTTCTACTGTTTGTAGAAGCTTATTTTGCTGTTGCAACTTTTTGCAACTTTTGTCCACAAAATTATTTTCACCCGAATGGCATTTTTTCTTGTGGCGTGATAAACCGCTGTTATATTTATACCCTCTTCCACAATATTCGCATAAAAAATCAACAAATTTGTTACCATTTGTTACCATTTTGTTATCATTGATGTGTTTTGCAGTCAACACGTGTTTGTCCCAACTACTCTTTCGTGACGTTGTATAGTTACATTTCTGGCATAAATATTTTTTTGCAACTTTTTTGCAACTTTTTGTTATCATTGTATTATAATCACAAAAAATTACTAAATAGTTTTTTAATTATTTTAGTGCCTTTTTTTAGGTCCTCCATAAACTCTCTTCACTAGTTTTTACATATGTTTTTTTTGTTTCTTACATTTTGTAGTGGTTTTGAAAATTTTACGTTTTTTTAGAAACTTTTTTCAAAAACCTAGATCTGGACATTTTTAAAATGTCCAAAACACAAGATCTCAAAATACTTTTGCAAAAAACTTCAAAAATTGAGAATAGATTCCATACTCAATTACTAAATACTATAAAAATCATACTTAAGGAAAATTGAAAGACTTTTAAAACATAAATAGATTTGCAATAAAGTAACATATTTTATAATGAATAATAGTTCTTATATTAGAGGAGGCAATGGGACAGCAAGCACACAATTCTCAACAGAAAATACTACAGAAATAGCGCTTCTTTTATGTCTAGGTCTACTTATATTATGTAGCTGCTATAATGCTTTGACTCGACGAGTAAAAAAATCTAGAATACAACCACATAAGTGAAATTAAGGATAAATTTAGAAAATTGAAGAAAAAAAACTTTTATAATTATTAGTATAAATCAATCAACCATGTCGTGTCAACATAAAGAGACCTGCTGCATTTGTTTAAACTCTATACCTCATTCTTATCCTACTCTTTCCTGTGGTCATAAAATACATCCAAAATGTATGAGACAATGGGATAAATCTTGTCCTTTGTGTAGAAAAGTAGTTCAAATTGTTCCATTCACCAGAAGAGAAGAAGCTTCTAAATTAATATATGGACCTCTAGACGATGTTTTAGACCCACTATGGCGTGCAACTAAAGTTTGGAGAAATAATCCTCTCACTAGAAATCAATCAAATATAGACGAAATTTGGATGAATTTGAATACTCTCCTTGACTTTATATGGAAAAATCGTAACGTTTTGCGGAGAGATTATAAATTTATAGAAACAATGAAAAAAAGAAGTAATCAGTTGGTCAAAAAATGTCAATGTCATTCGAATAATCATTGGCATAATGATAAGAAAAATTTACAAAAAATTAAAAAATTTAAATATATACTTGCAAGAATATAAGCATACTATTTAAACCAAGATGAAGAACCGGAGTTCTTTTTTTTTTTGTCTTCCTCATCCTTTTTATCTGGAATAGAAGTTTTAACAAAATCAACTACTTTTTCTAGTGTAGGTTTGCATTCAAAATATGTTCCTACATAAATACCTCCACAAAATCCACAAATAAACTGCCACATTTATATTATTAATTTATATTAAAAAAGTCATAAAACCGAAAAACATTCCCAAAGCTGTTCCTATATGCCATACCGCATGTCCATTGACAACATCATTAATTGTTTCACAAGAAAATTGGTCAGTTAACCAAAAGCCAAAAGAAATTAAAAATATTATTATATAGATTCTTATTAATAATTTCTGCCTCCAATCATCAAAATCTATTTTTTTATTGGCCAAATAAACTATTGCTATCTGAAATATGGCAAATAGTAGTCCAAATACCATAAATGTCTCTCTAAAATATGTGTAAAATGCTAAAATAATAGGAAAAATATATCGAGGAATTGTTTTTTTAAGTTGGACTACGGTTTCAAAAGATAATAATAACATACTAGATTCATCTAACCATTGTCCATAATATCTCAAGGTACCGTGCATTATCATTGTTGACAATCCCAACAATATTATATATAACCCAATTTTTTGGAGACGACTAAACTGAAGGAAAAAAGCACCTACAATAACATATGCTGTAGCACTCACAGTATTTTCATATTCTGCAATCCAGGTTGAATCTTGATATTTGGGTTCACAAAATTTTACACTAATATCTGGTTGTCCCCAATAATATGATTTATTCATTATATTAAATCATATTAACTACTTAAATAAGTTTTATAAGTCTATTAGGTCTAATTCTTTTCTGTATCCACTGTTTCAGTCTTATCACCATCTTGTCTGAAAAATCCACTAAATGAACCTATAGCTTTACCAACAGTTGCCTTAATAGCTTCTCCCTCTACAACTGGATCAGTAGAAAATCTGTTAAGTTCAATTTTTACGTTCTTTTTAACATCGTTAGTAGTAACATCTGTAGTAACATCTTTTTTATCATTAGATGAATCTCCAAATATAAAATCAAAGAAACTACCTTTATCTACAGTATCCACTGCCTTATCCATTTCAGTTACAGGTTTATCTTTGTTTGTAAGATAACTATGTCCGAAATACGCTAAAGCAACACTCCCAACACCAACAATTCCAGCGGTCATCAAGGTTTGTTTATTATCCATTTATAATTATAAATATTATTATTTTTAAATGATAATAGCGCAATTATTAATAATGTATTTTCTTTTTTTAAAAAATTGAAAATAAATATTTCTTAGTTTATTATTACAAAATGAGCCAAAAAATAAGTAGTAAAAAAGAACAAATAATGAGTAATGTATTCGGTGTAAATATGACCAAATGGCGAACCTGTTTTAGCAGTGTTAGTTATTATGGGTATAAATTGGATATTTTGAAAAGTGGTGTCCAAAAATATCTGAGAAGGAGAGAATTTGACAAAATGATATGGTGTGTTGCTGAAATTTATTTGTTTCAAGTTTTGCAAACTACAGAACAGCATAAGAAAGCTACAAAAGGTATAATTAGTAATCTGTTGAACAGGTTGATAGTTATGATGGATGAAGAAATGTTGTTTGCAGAATGTGATACATATCTGATGATTAGAAGATATATGGAAATGTTTGAAAAAGGAAAAAGAGGAGATTTTAGTCTGTTGTATAAAATTTGTCATTTGATGGTTTTCCAATCAAGAATGTTGAGAAGGAATAGTGATATTAGGGCGTATTTCAAGCACGCAATGATGAATGAAAATAGTGGAATAGAGCCACCAGAAAGTATTATAGATGCGGCAAATTTCAAAGAGCAAGATGTGGATAAATTTTATTTTGAAAATTTTAAAGCATATTTTAAAATGGAGGACAAGACTGAAGCTGTTAAATGTTATTATTGGATGTTTAAAATATTTATGGGTAAAAGAGATGGCAATGTGAAAAGATTTCGCAGAAAAGAAAATATTTATATGATTTGGGAGTTCTTGTTTTCAAGAAAAAATGTTATGTCTGACCCTCGGCTGAAAAGATGTTTGGAATATAGGCTGGGAGAATTTCATAAAAAGAAAAGAGGAGAACGATTTATATTCTTGACAGCAAGTATTGATACAGCATTATTTAAAAATGCTGAGTCAGATTTTAATATGAATTTGGAAAAATGGTTGAATGAAAAAATAGAATGTCAAGAAAAGTTGGAAGGGTCATCCCCTGAAGAAATAATTGATACTGTATATAAAAATAGAGTTTATATGGAGATGGATGATTATGTAGTGGATATGCATTGTAGTTTGGGAAGAAAACTGGGAAAAGGTAAGAAAGATTTTGCCATTGAAGGGTCTCTAGTTATTGACGAAGATAAACAGTTTTATGTGCAGGAATGGCGCAAGAGGTATAATAGTGAGAAATTCAAACCAAAGGTAAAAAAGGTAAAAAAAGGTAAAAAGAAAAAGATTAAAGTAGAGAATAAAATAGAGATTAAAGTGGAAAAAAAAGAAGAGAAAGTAGAGAAAAAAGAGAAAAAAGAGAAGACAGCTAGAGAGATAGAAAGAGCGGCAAAATATAAAATGATAAAAAAAATGAGAGGAAAAGTCAATTTTGAGGATTTGGAAGCAAAACTTGAATGTGTAGATGATATAGATATTAATAAAATTACATTATGTAGTGAAAAAACTTGTGGAAATAAAGTTATGTGTTTTGAATACGAGGGCAAAATTTGGAAAGAAAGTAGAAAAAGTATGTTTTATAATAGAGATTATTGTGTTATAGATGAATGTAAAGAGCTATTTGGATTGAGAAAAATTGGAATGAAAAGGGTTATTGCAGATTTTAGGCTGGAAAAAAAAGATAAGACTAAAAAAACTTGGAAAAATAATTGGCATAAAGTGCTTATAGAAAAGGACGACGAGAAAGTTGTTTATTGTATTATGAATAAAATTACACATATTAATTGGAATGTTCCAATGGAAATAAGTAATATAAAGCATTCATTTAAAAATGGAGAATGTAGAAGACATTTGAAGGAATTTGCAAAGATAGGTGTATTTCGTGGAATATTTAGATGTAGTGATTTTAATTGTAGAAATGTGTTGGTCGGATGTGATAAAAGTTATCTAGAGGATTATTTTGTAAGTATAGATGAGGGGGATATTGGAAAAAGATTAGATATAATTGGAAAAAGGGAAGGATGGTTAATTAAAGCATTGAATAAGGATAAGACTATTATAAATGAAATTCTCAATGAATTGACATATCAACATACAAAAATAATTATGAGTTTGGAGATGATGGAACGATATAAGTTTGGATTTGAATTAATAAATCAAGTAAATGAAAATTGGAAAAATTTAAAAAAAGATTTGGAAAAAGAAGGTGTTGAATTTTAATATAAAAATTTTATAAGATGTCTCAATTAAAACTCTTCAATATACATATCATTTTTATTTACATAATTAATCGTAGAATAAGTGGTTGGATAGGTTCCCGGTTGAATAATAAACCAATCTCTTTGATCTGTTGCAGCGGCAGGACCTTTTACCCAATGAGTAACATAACCTGTAATACTTTCTCCATCCGCACATACAACAGTTATATTTTCTCTCCTTGTTCTGCCTGATTCATCGCCATCAGTATCAGTCGTATCTTGAAAATAGATTTTATCATTTTCATTATCTATTCCGTTATTATCACGAATCCAGCAAAAGCGAGCTCCTGCTGCTTGCATACTCTGAATAAGTTCTGAATTAATATTTACCATATATGTGTTCCCATTCTGTGTTTTCCAGATGCTCATTTTGTTTTTTGTGTATTTATAATGTAGTTTTTATAGTCTAATTACCTATTAATATTTTACTTCAATTTTATAAAAAAAATAATTAATTGCGGTAAATTACTAATTTTTACATATTTTTTTATTTAAATGAGTGACTTAGATAATGAAGTGATAACTTTTTTAAATAAATGTAGTTTGCCATTCAATGACTTTCAACATTTAGAAGGAATGTTAATTTTTCGCGATAAGCTTTTAGATAAAGAAATTTATGAAAAAATCAAGCCTGAAATAAAAGAGTTAAAAAAGATTTTCTGTTCATCAAAACTGACTTGTTTGCAAGAAACTGCCGAATCACAACAAAAGTGGCCTTTACTTAATTTGGTAAGACAAGTATTAAAGGCGTGTAGTTATAAAATGGACCCTATAAGAAAAAGTGACGGGTATACAAAAGGCGGAAAGAAAAAATATAAACGATATTTTATTATAAAAAAACTCAAGGAGATTGAGGAAAAGCCAATAATAATGGAAGAATTGGATTGTTCAAAAAATACCTTAAATGTAGGCAAAAAATGTCTTGAAAAGCATAATTAAAGTGACTTAAACCCATTTATAAATTTTATTATAAATGGATTCCCTAGATTTTTATAGAAGTTTTCACACAAACCCAATAAATAAAGCAATTCACGCAGTATGTATTCCTTTGATTGTATTAACAACTTTTATGATTTTTGTTTTTGCTTTTAAACCTATCGAAATAAAAACAACAATGATAAAACCTTTTAAGACTGAACTTAATTTTAAATTTAAGGCCAAACATTTAATAGCCATTTACATAATGTTATATTGGAAATATTTCGGTTTTAATGTAGCATTAATAATGACAGGATATTTTGCAAATATCTATACGTTTTCAGTAGTATGGATGGCGTTAGATAAAAACTGGTATATGAATAGTTTTTATATATTTTTTCTGGCGTGGACACTGCAATTTATAGGTCACGCTATTGAAGGAAATCGCCCTGCTCTTATGACATCTTTAACACAAACATTATTTGAAGCACCATTATACTCTCTTGAATATTTTCCATATCTAAATTTATTCAAGTAGAATAGGTTTACATTTTAAACATTTTCTGCAAACAGAAATATAGTTATCGACACCGATTACTTTCTGTGCTGTTTCATCTGATAGTCTTTTTGTAAAAATTCCATAATCTTTACAATAATGACATATAGCCCTAAGTTTTTTTACTTTATCACAAATAGGAATGAGTTCGAGAATATGACCAAACTTATTTTGCTGAAAATCTCCATCTAATCCAGAAACATATACTTTTTTATTTTTGCCTATAAGTATTTTCACAGCAGTAATAAGATCTTCGAAAAACTGACCTTCATTAATAAGAAATACATCATATGAGCTTAGGACATCATTTCGAAGAATAGGAACAATTTTTTTGCATTGATAGCAAGGAATATTCTTACCATCGTGAGTCACCATTTCTGTTTCGGAATATCTGGTATCTTCAATATAGTTTATAGGATAACATTTTTTACCCCTATTTGTATGAATATGATATTTTTCAATCAACCAGGTTGTTTTACCAGAGAACATTGAACCAACGGCTATACTTAATGACCCCATTCTTAGATTACTATTAATTTCCATCTCTTAGATATAATCAATTTATCTGTTTAGATAAATATATATTAAATATAAGATTCTAAATACTAATATTATGGAAACTAGCCCGTGGGTTGAAAAGTATAGACCAAATAAATTTGAAGATATTGTCTTAACACCTATTAATAAAAAGATTCTAGAAAATATTATAAAATTTAATTACTTTCCGAATTTACTCTTTTATGGACCGCCTGGAACAGGGAAAACAACAACAATTATTAACTTGATAGACAAGTATCAGGAAACATTTAATCAAAAAAAGAAAGGATTAATTATTCATTTGAATGCATCTGATGACAGGGGAATAGATATAATAAGAAATCAAATATATCATTTTGTAAATACAAAAACACTTTTTGGAAATGGAATGAAATTTATAATATTGGATGAAGTAGATTATATGACAAAGAATGCGCAACAAGCTTTACATTATCTAATACAAAAATATAATACACAAATAAGATTTTGCTTGATATGCAATTATATAAGTAGAATAGATTCGGCTTTACAAAATGAATTTATAAGATTACGCTTTTGTCAACTACCAAAAAATGATATATTTTTATTTTTAAAAAATATAACAGAAAAGGAAAATCTCTCTATAAAAGATAATCAATTACAAAATATACAAGCAATATTTAAATCAGATATTAGAAGTATGATTAATTTTTTACAATCTAATCATACTCAAATAGATGGGGATAGTTTAAAAATAATATCAGCAGTTTTTTGGGAAAAATTATTAAATAAATTCAAGAATAATAGTGAAGATGTTCAAATTTTCATTCAAGATAGTTGTGTTTTATTTAATATAAATATTGTGACATTTTTGAAAAAATTTTTATTATTTATAATAAGAAACAAAACAGATAAAATTACAAAAAATTTTTTAATATTAACAAAAAATATCACGCATAATATTGAAACAAATGAGATATTTTTGCTCAATTATTTTGTAGTGGAATTTGTTGATTTGCAAAATGAGTTGTAATAAGCTTTCATCCTCAATTCTAATTTATTAATAAATAGATTAGGGGAAGGTACGGCAGGGTCAAAATTATTTCTTTTGAGACAATATTCTGATTGAATATCGTCTAAAATTTTTGATTTGTGTGTGTGTTTTTTGCGAACTACATTAATGGAAGGAGCGATTCGGTATGAATCCATTTATTTAACTATAGAAAAGAAATTTATTAAAATTGATTTAAATATAATCTTAAAATGAATATAAAGAATGCAACCATCTGTAGATGAAGAATGGGCAAAATTTTGTGAAGATGAAGAAGGATTTATACCCGAGAATAATGTAATAATTGATCATAAAAACACCGAAATTCCTAAATGTAGTGACATATATATTTCAACAAAAACAAAGATCGCATATTTAAATAGTAAAATACCTCTTCAGGAAGTTTTCTGGCAAGTGCCAGTAATCAAATATTATATGGCAGAAGAGGGTGTTATAAAAAAACAAATAAAAATAAACTGCGACACACCTAAACAAGTAGAAGAATTAGAAGACAAATTACTAGATTTGGAAAATTGTAGTGTAGATATTATATCTCAGATAAATAATCCTAATGCCAGAAAAATTAAATACAAGGATGTTAGGAAAATCAATGTGGGTATTAGTAAAAAAGATTTAACAACATATAGAAAAAAAAAGAGAGGTGCATTTTATAATTGTTTTGTGGTTATATTAAGACTAAAATATCACGGAATGTTTAAAGAAATACACGTTAAAGTATTTAATACAGGAAAATTAGAAATTCCTGGAATACAGAAAGATGATTTATTAATATTGGTGTTAGAAAAATTAATAGAATTACTAAATCCATATTTCTCTGAAAATATTTCATATAATAAAACAGATATACAAACAGTGTTAATTAATTCTAATTTTGATTGCGGATTTGAAATAGATAGAGATAAGTTTTACAACATCTTAAAATATAAATATAATCTTAATGTGACATATGACCCTTGCTCTTATCCAGGTATTCAATGCAAATATTATTATAATGCAGAACAAGAAAATAGGGGTGTATGCAACTGTTCCGTTCAATGTGGAAAAAAAAATGGTAAAACAAACAGTAAATGTTTAGAAATATCATTTATGGTATTTAGAACAGGAAGCGTATTAATTGTAGGACATTGTGAGGAAGACATTCTACATATAATTTATAATTTCTTAAAAGAAATGTTATCGGGAGAATATTCTGAAATACAAACCATATCAAATATGCCACGAAAAAAGAAAAAATCTAAAACAAAGTTACACAAGAAAACTATTATATTAACTATATAACCAAAAAATACATTTATATGGTGACAAATTTTTAATAATATTGTCAAAATTATTACTATAAATTTTTTCATCTATATGTTTTTTAGTAATCTCTTGTTTTTTTAATTTTTTTACAAAACATTCCATAATATTTCCATACTTAATGCTATTTAAACCTTTATGTTGCATTATTTCAATAAAATAAGTATAAATATCTATTTTTTCTAATAAATGCTCGAGAGAAACATCATAATTTAAGAGTTTCTCCACAATTTTACTAGAACTTCTTGTAGCAAAAGACACCACAGTATCTTTATTATTAATAGATACTTTATCAACGGATAAAATATGCAACAAAATTTGTGTATATATATTATTTAGTCGATTTGTAGTATCTAGAATAGTTTTATCATTATTATCAATAGTAAATTTTTTTCTATATTCATTATTTATTTCAAATAATGTTTTTTTATAAACAAACAAAGTTGCATCTTTAGAGTTTAATTGCAGATAAGTATTTTTGTCGTCACCTATTTGCCCAATAAATTCAACATAATAAATATAAGCTCTTTTGCAATGAAAAATAGTTAGTTCAATATTTTTAGTATACAAAAGAAGATTTCTAAATATATGGGTTATAGTTTCAATTCCTCTTTGTAACACAAAAAAATATGTAGTTTGGTTTTGCATTAAAATTTTGTCACAAATATGCATTAGAAATTCATTTATTAATTCAATAAATAATTTTGTAGAATGCTTGTATTGTTCTGCACTAAAAGATTTTTTATAATTTTCAACATTATAAATATTCTGTAAATCACTATTCATTATTTAAAATAGATATATTATTTTTAAGTAAATAAGTATTTAAAGATTTAAACGCGATAATCATTATATGAGTGAACAATCAGAAACTTCTCAAAGCGAGACAAATTATAGATTACCCACAAATCTCACTCTTCAACACACAGCTAAACTATCTATTGTTGAAGATAAACCTATTATGTATGATTATTGGACATCATCGGTAGATAAAGAAGTTCTCATTGGAGTTAGAGAGAATGGAGAAAAACTTCTTGTTAAAAGTGAGGATGAATACACAAGTCCTATTAGCAAAATTTATAAGGTTGATACAGAATATATTATCATCACCGAGAATTCCATTTATCTCGTCAGCGCTGATATTGCAACAAAGAGAATTTCATAGAATTTTTATATATTTAATCTTTAGTAAATATATAATGCCGTTCATGAAATCTAATGCTAGATCACGAGCAAGAGCACGCCTTGCTACATCCAAACCTGTTAACGTTATGTTTTCTAATGGTTTAGGAGTATGTAAACTAGGAAATGCTGGTTCAAGAAGCATTTGTAGAAGAAAGACTTTTGTGCCACGTAAACCAAAAGCTTTTGCAACAGGATATGTAAACCAATTTGACTATCAAGGTTCGGACACTGTAAATATTAAACTAAAATACAAAACAAATATTCAAGGTGCTAAGATTTTGTTGACAGGCAAGATTGGTACCTCTCCCATACAAACGTTGATTTCTATAAATTCGACCGTAACTAATGATGATTTATATAATTATCAAGAGCGAGCATTTAATCCGTTTCTCCAGGGTGTTCTAACAGACGGAGTTGTGGTATCAGATATTGAATTAACATTAACAGGAGGCAAAATAAGCCCAAGTGGTGGTTGGAATATTAACAATGTCGAAACCAAAATTGGAGTGCCCAACTTTACAATAGATTTAGCCGTACCAACATTAGTAAGTGCTGAGGTATTTTCAACGGCTAAAAACAAGATTATTGTTACATTTAGTGAGCCCATTAAAGCCAATCCAACTTTACCTATGAGTGCATTTACACTTGCAAATCTCCCTGGCGGTGTTACACTTAATGCAGCAACTGTAGTTAATGGTAAAGTAGAACTTACGCTTTCTGCTGGTGTTGTTGCAGACCCAAACACTGCGGAGAATATTGTACTTGATTACAACCAGGCCACAGCGGGAACATCAGCTTTAACCGATGTAGCAGGAAATCTAGTTGGAACATTCACCGCCGAACAAGTTGCCATATTCGGAGAATTTCAGATTAGTGGAATTACAGTAGTATCAAACAATTCTAACCCTGCTATCGCTATAGCCGGCGACAAATTAACATTTACTGTAGAACTTAATAAGCCTGTAACTGTGGCGTCGGCGGGGGCTTTGGCGCCTTCGGATGTCAAATTACCTTTTAAAATAAACAATAGTGTAATAGATTCTGAAATAGACCTTCCAGTTATGCCGGGATCTACTCTTACGCCGGGATCTACTCTTACCTTCTCACACACGCTGTCCGGCAATGAATCTTCACAAGACGGTTCTATAAAATCTATCGTATCTACTCTTCCATCATTCCCAACGTTTGGCCAGTATCCACCCTTTAAACTTAGTCCTGGAACAACTGTTAAAGATAGTGATTTAAATGAATTAACAGGATCGGCAGTCGCAATCTCTGGTTCTAGTGTTATCTTTTACGCCCCCCTCGTTGTTACGTTAGCCCAAGTTGGTTATAATGGTAGTTACAATGAAATTTATATTACATTGTCAAATTCAATCACCACACCAGCAGCACTGGCCGCCGCAGGGGGAACTTTTTCATTTACCGGTATTGCCTCAGCCCCAGGAATATTAACACAAACCATCACTCCCTCTGGTCAAGTAAAATTGAAACTTTCTGGAGATGTGGTCGTCACTGATGCTCCATTCGTGAGTTATACCAATGATGTGACCGCCCCGATTAAAGATGCACAAGGAAATTTCCTAGACAGTTTTCTATCAACATCGGTTCTATTTAATGTTTCATTTGTTTCCGCCGAAGTTGGGACATTTAGCAATAACGAAATTGTTATTACATTATCACAAAATATTGGTAGTGCCCTCAATGTTAACTTTGCCGACTTTGCTATCGCGGGAGTTGCCTCCAACCCAACCGTTAACTTCTTCTACTTGAGCCTCGGACAAGTAAAACTTGGACTTAGTGCCCTTGTGGTGTCTAGTGATACCCCCACCGTGGCATTTACCGCAACAACCACGGTGCTTGAAGATGCTGCTGGAAATCCACTCGCCGATTTCGCCGCACAACAAGTATTAAACAATACTTAAAGAATTTCACTAAGCTGAATACGCTGATTATCCGTTAAATCCTCTGGGAATTTGATTTTAAAATTTATAATTAAATTTCCTGCTTGTTCGCCTCTTTTCATACCCATTTGTGGTATCATTTTCTGGAATTGTGGTGTAATAATTTTCCCTGTATTATTATTAATAGTATATGTTTTGTCATTAAGATGTTCAATATCAAAAGCAAATCCACACAAGGCTTCCTTTAAAGTAATATTTTTCTCAAAAACCAAATCCATTCCGTGTCTTACCATATGCTTACAATCATTTGTAATTTTTATAAAAAGTTTGATATCTCCTTGACAATCTTGTGATAATATATTACCTTTATTCCGCATAATAATAATTTCGTTGTTGTCAATTCCAGCAGGAATATCTACATACAATCGTTCTTTCTCGACACGTTTGCTGCCCTCTTCATTAACCCATCTCTCTATTTCTAAAGGAAATTTCATTCCTGTATAAGCTTGTTTCATTGTAATTTCTATTGTTTTCATAATAGGTGTAGGCTTTCTCATATTATTCATATTCATTGGCATACCATTTCTAAAAATTTGAACGTGAGGCATTCCAGGACCACCCATACCAGAAAAACTATTCTGCCTATGAATTCCTGGAGGACCACCCATACCTCCAAACAACATTGCTTTCAAAAAATCAGGCATATCTGGGACATTACCCATATCACCACCTCCACCTCCACCAAACATGCCACCGAAAGGGCTATTGCGTTGCATATTATACATTTGTCGTTTTTCTGGTTCTCCTAGAGTTTGATAAGCTTCGTTAATTTTTTTAAAGTGTGTTCCATCACCACCTCGGTCCGGGTGATGTTTTAACGATAGTTTTCTAAAGGCTTTTTTGATTGCATCCTGAGATGCATTTTCACTGACTCCCAAACATTTGTAATAATCTTCCATATATGTATTATAATAAACAAAAGCTTAAATACTTTATTACGAATAAAAATATGAATATGAATGAACCTTTTTTAAAAAGATACCAACCAAAAAAATATCGTGATTTGGCAATCGGAAAAGAATTTATTCAACTATTGCGAAGTTTGATAAGTATGGATAATTTGAATGTGTTGTTTATAGGAAATAATGGTTGTGGGAAAACAACAATTATTAATGCTACGATACGGGAATATTATGAAACAGATAAAATCCCTTCACACAATGTATTGTATATCAATAACTTGCAAGAGCAAGGTATACAATACCATAGGACAGAATTGCGAACATTTTGTCAAACGTCGTCAACAATTTCCGGGAAAAAAAAGTTTATTGTGATGGATGATATTGACCTTATAAATAGTCAGAGTCAACAAGTTTTTAGAAATGTTATTGATAAATTTAGTCACAATGTGAATTTTATATCATCTTGTTCAAATACACAAAAGGTAATAGATAGTATACAATCGCGTTGCATATTAGTTAAAATAAAGCCGATAAGTAAACAATATTTAAAGAAAATTTATGATAAAATAGAAAAAAAGGAAAATCTTAATATATCTAAAGAAGCCAGGGACTTTATATTAACAATTTGTAATAATTCGATAAGAGTATTAATTAATTATATGGAAAAATTTAATCTTATAAATGAAGAGATAACCATTAAAGAAGCGAAATCTATATGTACTAATATTAGTTTTTATGAATTTGAGAGTTTTACAACCAAATGGTATGTGAATAAAGATTATTCATCTGCATTAAAACAAATATATATAATATTTGATAAAGGCTATTCTGTGATGGATATATTGGATTGTTATTTTACATTTATAAAAATGACAGATATGTTGGATGAAATGTTAAAATATAAAATTATAAAACTTATTTGCAAATATATAACAATTTTTAACACGGTTCATGAAAGTGAAATCGAACTTACATTATTCACATATGATTTAATCAATACCGTGGAAAGCATTTAAAATAATATGCATTAGTAATATAATGACAAGTCAATTATTCAAAAAAAAATATCCGAAAGATAAAATTTTTTCTTTTTTAGATAAGTATTGTGATAAAACGGATAAATATTATAGAGTGTCTAAAGTATCTTATAAAAAAGCTAAAATAGAAGGTGCAATCGTAAAATTATTTGAAGATTTAAAAGAGTATTATCATAAATCCAAACATTTTTACTTGGATAGAGGTGATAACTATAAAAATTTAATTACCGTATTAAGGCAAATATGTAAAAATCATCTAATAGCTTACACATCAAATATAAAATATAGTAAATCTAAATATGAAATAATATATTTTATTTATTTTGAGCCGTGACTTATTAACATATATTTTCCGGCTATGGTCTTACTTTCCATGACTTGTTTCTTACTCATTCTAGAAAACCAGCCATATTTAGTTCTTAATAAAATTTCATCATTAGGTAAATATAAACCAACCATTTCTGAATAAAATTTAACAAATGAATTTTGTAAAAGCTGTTCAACATAAACAGGACATTCTTCTTTATTACGTATACCAAATAGCTTGCCATTTAGTAAAGTAATCCTACCTTCTTTAGTTTCTTTATACAACCATTTATTGGTGGTTCCTTCGAAGTCCATTGCTTCTGTAAAATCAGTAGATACTTGTGTTTCTAAATATTTAAGATAATTTTGCATATTTTTACTATTTTTAACACAACCCATAATTTTAGAATTAGGAATAAAAAGAGATATATCATTTGTTTTGGTGCGATTAATTCCTTCTACAACAAATGCATCTGTTTTTGATAAAGCATCATTAAAAATACCGCTTAAATCTTTTAATGCAATAACAGAATTAGGAACAAGAAATCCACCATAATTAGTTAGTAATCTAGCTAGACCCAATCTCTCCATATGAGCCTTTAAGGGATTAGCTAAACGATTAATATCAATGCTCCACTGTGGAAGAAGTTTTGAAAAGGAGTTATTATCTATCAAGCAAATATTAAATGAATTTCCACAATGTTTCACTAAACTTTCTACACACGCTTGAATATAAGGTTCATTCAAATGTTTGGTGTTTCTACTATAGAACGAAGGCCATTGTCTAGAATTAATACTATAACTAGTATGAATCCACATAATAGGTTTATTATTGGAAAGTAATGAATCATTAAGTAAGAAATCTTTAATTAATTTATCATTTTTGTCAGTGTCGCTAGGAAGATATTTCTTTTTATATTTATCATACAACATTCCAATACTGGTTAAAACTATAAAATATATTATGTATTTCAACATTATATAATATAGGTAAAGATTTATCTATTCTCTAATTGTTTTAAATTCGACCACCATTTTTCATTGACACGTCCAATTTCTTCATCTTGTTTAAGTAACTTAAATGCACGATTCGAGTTAAATTCATTATTATTAGATTCTCTTTTTGCTAAAAAGTCTTTTGCTTGATTCAAACTCTGAGCACCAACATCTTGTGTATCTCTATGTTTTCTATAACTATCTACACTATCAAATTGTGGTCTATCTAAAAAATCCTGATGTGTAACAGGGACTACTGTTTCGGTATGTGCTTTTTTTACATCTTCGTAACGTAATTTACTAAATATATCCGAGGAATAATTTTCACATTTATCTCTTATTAAATCTGAACCATAGTTTTGATTTAATTCTGTAATATCTCTTTTAATAACAAGAGCTTTACATTCTTGTTTTTTCTTTTCAAATGCATCACCAAATTGCGCTAAGCTAACTGGTTTATCTTCACTAACGGCATCTTCACTTTGTAACCAATTTCCATAACCCGTATCACTGTTCTCGTCATGTATTTTCACCTTGTTAAAAGCTTTGTTAAACCAATCATTAAACTCATTTATTTTCATACCGTGGAGAGATTTAAGTAATTGAATATTATTATCACCAACTTCTGGATTATATGCAACGTTGTGTGCGCACTGAAATTTTTTTTGCCTAAAACGAAACACATCTTCTAAAGTTTTATAAGCTTTTTTATAAAATAAGAAATAATTGTTTGGTAGGTTTGATTTATCTGGATGCGTTTTTAAATATTTGAGTTTGGCTCTCTTAAGATCATCTATTGTAAAACTATAGTTACAATCAAAAAGATTTAAAATATCAGCTAAATCATAATTATCTAAATTAAGATCGTGGTCATCCATATAGTTTTTATCGATTTTATATATGCGATAAAAACAAATTAAGCCGAATTCATTCTATTAACAGTTTTTTGAAAAAGTTTACCAATCTGTTCTTTGTTAGCGCCTTGAACAACATCCATAGGTTGTCCGTGAATAAAGTTTCCCATTGTTGGAAAAGCACTCCAACGCAAAGCACGCATTATAGATGCGCCTTGGTCACCATCCACTACAACAACTTTTATTGCTTGTGGTAGAATTTCAATCCATTTATCGACAAAAGGCTTTATCATTTTACAAGGTTTACACCAGGTAGCTGTTGCTTTAACGATAACATAAGGATTATTTTTTAGAAACTCTAAAAACTCCGATTTGTCTGTTATGTAAACTACACGGGTCTCTTGTGTTGTCATTATAGTTTAATTTGGTTGCAAGTTTTTAAATACAGATAATTCTTTAATATTAACAAGATGAGACAAATTTTTCTAGCGTTTCTAGATTAATATGTGGAAAATCAACGTGCCCTTCCCATAAATATTTGCAAAAGGCCCAGAATATTTTACAATCATCATCATAAAGTTGCGGAAAATGTTCTAATAGACCTTTTCTAATATTATCAGGTAATAGTGATAAACTAGATTTTGGCAATACATAACTTAACTGAACATTTGGTGTTACAGCAGTATGATTATTCTCTTCAATCATTATGGTTTCCCAGTGAGGAATATATGTCAATAGATCACTGAATAGTGGTGGATAATTATAATGATATGACCATCTCCAATCTTTGCATTTATCTGTATAATACGAAATAGTCCATTCCAGACCTTCCAAATAATTCACACATATTTTTTTTCTCCATTCATCTGTAATATCAATATCAAATAATGCTTTATAATAACGTGTTTCCCAATAATTAGAGCGTGGGTCGATATATTTTTCAATTTCTCTGTGTTTCTGTGGAATAGTGAGAAGTTTATTCATTTTTTCATCAAGTGTTTTTGCTCTAATAAATCGTTTCTCTCCTCGCTCACGAATTTTATATTCCGACATCAGATTACTGTATTCTTGATCAGCAAGAGATGCAACAAGTTTTTTAACATTTTTCCAATAAATTTTTTTGCCATCGGTCAAATTATCATTTGTTTTGCCTATAGTATTTTTATAAGCTGACATCATTGTATGAATACCACCATTTCGTATATTTACTGAAGGAAAATGTGGAAGAAAATCATTTCCCAGAAAAAAACATAGAAAAATATAATCATAAAGTCTATTTCGCTGTTGTTTAGTATTTGGTTTGCGTTGCCCATTCATATCCAAAACAATTCTATTTGCTAAAGACGGTATATGCATTAGATACGACTCATTTGGTTCTAAATTTCTATTTAATGATTTTGCAAATTCGGGTGTTTCTCTATAAAGATAAATTTGTTTTGAAATAGGCAAATGATTAATACATAACATAATTAAATCGGCATCAAGTCCATATATAACTGTTACTGTCCCGTGATGATAAGAAGAATTATCACGAATATACTGAAATAGTTTATGTTCACCTTCCCCACATTCATCTGAGCCTGATATAATAAACTCTTCTATTCCAAATTGTTTTTCTTGTTTATTGTAATATTTTTGGATAAATAAATTTAGATTTACCATAAATCTAGTTCCAGGTGTAATAGCTGTTTTATTCCACATTACAGTTTCATCTTCTTCTATACTATTTCTAATTTGTGATAAAAGGTTGGATTTATATCTTCTGTTTCGCTGCTGCTCTAATTTCGCTACAGGAGCAACACCATCAAATGCAATAAATACTTTTTTTTTAGGTTGTAAATGTAAAATGTATTCATCAATCTTTTTACATACAGCTATATTAAGCATGGTTTCAAATTCAATATCATTTTTGCACTTCTTATATTCATCAGATATGGCACGTAAGCAATCATAAATAATTGAATTACTATCTAGATAAAGGTTGTCTATATTCTTCTCGAATTTACACAACTTTTGAATAATATCTGTATGATTTTTTGCAATGTATGAAAAATAACTAGGTATACCCATTTACTATAAATTCAGTTTTTATGTTTAATATCATTCTATAAATATTACTTTGTCAAATCGTTTAAAATGTATAATATATATCTATAAAATGCTTTTTATCTCTCCACCGTTTGGAAACTATATACATCTTCCACAAACTAAATCAATAAAAGGAAGTTATACATTGGAACCAAGAGATGGTTTATTTTTACAGATATTAAAAACACTCCGATTTTCATTTGATAAAAATGGTTGGGTCAACAAAATTGGATTACGAAATAAAGGATTACAATATGGCATAGATAATTACAATCATAAGACTGATATATTAAGTATAGCTATTATGAAGGAATCTGAAATAAAACCAATATTAAAAATGTTACCAGAAAATACAAATATTGAATTAAATGTAAGTTGTCCAAATATCAATAAACATTTAAATGATAAAGGTATTGGTAATTTTTTAAATCAGCATCGTGAATGGTGTATAGTAAAATTGTCACCATTGACAAAAAACAAAACAATAAAAAACTATTATTCTATGGGATTTCGCCAGTTTCATTGTTGCAATACATTACCAGTTACAAGAGGTGGTTTAAGTGGACCAACATTAATACCATATGTTAGTAAGATGATAAAAGTCATAGAAAAATATCCAAATACAACTATAATAGCGGGCGGAGGTATACAAAATATGCAAACACTAAATGGTTATAAAAATATAGGAGCAGTAAATTTTTCAGTTAGCTCAATTTTTTTTTATCCTATAAAATGTGCGATATTTTTTGATGGCTATTATACTAATTTCAAAAAATCATAATAAAAACTGTGTGTGTTTTTTAAAAATATTAAAATCGCAGTAATATTTAGACAAAACGATGCAAAACAAAAAGATTTCGACACAATCTAAAAAAAAATTAAACAAAATCGATCCATATTTATTTTCTAAAAACAAGATTGATAAATATATTTCTATGATACAAAAAACTATGTTATCAGTGCAAAAATATAAACTACTTGATGTGATTTCAGCAGGAGAAATGAGTTTGTGTATAAAAAGTTTAGAAACGCTTTATACCGAAATACAAAAACTAAATTATACACTCATATCAAAAAATGACATTAACTATGATGATATAGTAAATAGATTACAAAAAATCAATAATGAACTATCAAGTATATTTCGTTCGTATGGAACAGAAAGTTTGGAACATCTTATATCAGTATGTTTTGGAGAAACATATTTATCATCAATAATAAATGATGGAAATCGTGATATTTGGGAAATATTAAAAACCTATATTCATCCAATAAGTTATAAAGTAATGGGCTGGTTAAAAAATACTGACAAAAATAAGAAAGAGAAAGAATGCAAATTAAAAAAAAATCGTATTGTAGAAGATTTTATGATTGTAGAAGTATCGAAAACGTTTGATTGTTTTGATATGGCTAGAACTAGTCAAAAATTTCAAACTAAGGTATATGGTGTGAAGGTGTCCATACAAAATCCGGAAAAGGAAAAAACTCTAATTATATGTGGTATAATAGATGATATTGTTATACCGTGTTTCAATCATACATTTATTAATAATAAATTAGCAATGTTAAAAGAAAAACAGGAAGACCCAATATTTCAAACGGAGGATTATTCTAGATTTATTGAATCAAGAACAATAAAAGAATTATTGGTATATAATTGTGAAGAGTTGAGACAAAGATATGTTGGGTATATTAATCAGGCAAAACTCATGAAACAAAAGACAATATCACAATTAGTAAAAGAATTTTTATCGAATTCATTGTATGGACAGAGAACAACAATTATACAGCTACTTATTAAATATAGTGACCCTGAATTCCAGTATTTAGCTTATTTACTATATGATTTATTATCCAACGAAAATGGTGGTTCTGTAGATACATTTGAACAAACTTTATTATTTGATAGTTTGCCGTGGTCAATTAAAAAATATTTTCAAGATGCAATGAAATCCACAGTAAAATATACAAAAAATCTCTCTAATTTTGATAGTAATAAAATACCTATTGAACAACAAATTTGTTTGATGAAAGCAAGTGATAGGGTCAAAGAGAAAGCGATGATTAAACTGAAAGAAGTAAAGGCAAAAAGCGAAGATTCTGGTTCAAAAGCTAGACAATATTTGGATGGATTATTAAAAATTCCTTTTGGAATTTATAGACAAGAAAATATTTTAACCTTATTGAAACAATCATCAATGAAATTCGAAAATATTATTTCATCTATTGAGTGTGGGGATTTAGTTCCAAAAAAATCAAAATATACAAATATAGAATTATCAAAATATATAAATGTGGTGAAAAATGAAATAATGCCACAAATAAACAATACACATATTAATTCATTATTGAAAACATATACTTCTGGAAAACGTGAAAATTTGATAACAAATGTATGTTATATTAATGGTCTTATAAAAAAATATTCACTAGATTATCAAAAACTCAGACATTCTGGGAAACGCACGGGATATATGAAAGAAAACATAGAAAAATTTATAATAAATAATAGCAATGATAATATATTAAATGAATTGGGTGCGAAAATTAATATACAAAATATTAATAGTTTAAGTATTGAGGAAGATGTAACAGAAATAACAACAAATATAGACAAAATTTCTAGTTATATGGAAAATATGAATGAAATATTGGATAGTGCTGTGCACGGACACAAATTGGCAAAAAGACAAATAGAAAGAATTATAGGTCAGTGGATAAATGGAGAGCAAAGTGGTTATTGTTTTGGATTTGAAGGACCACCTGGTGTTGGTAAAACATCTTTGGCTCGAAAGGGATTAGCCAAGTGTTTGAAGAATGAAGATTCGAGTTATAGACCTTTTTCATTTATAGCATTGGGTGGGTCTAGTAATGGAAGCACCTTATCAGGTCATAATTATACTTATGTTGGTTCGACGTGGGGCAGAATAGTAGATCTTCTAATTGAAAATAAATGTATGAATCCTATTATATTTATTGATGAATTAGATAAAATTAGTAGAACGGAAAATGGTAAAGAAATTATAGGAATATTAACACATTTGGTAGACCCAACACAGAACGAATCATTTCAGGATAAATATTTTAGTGGAATTGATTTAGATCTAAGCAAAGCACTATTTATTTTTTCATACAATGATGTTGATTTGATAGATAAAGTTTTATTAGATAGAATACATCGTATTAAATTTAATCATTTAACATTAGAAGATAAGAGAACGATTACAGAAGAATATATTTTACCTGAATTATACAAAAAGGTGGGGGTAGAAGATATAATAGAAATTAATGATGATGTAATTATATATATTATTGAAACATATACAAATGAAGCTGGTGTAAGAAAGTTAAAAGAAATTTTATTTGAAATAATAAGTGAAATAAATTTGAATTTTTTGAAAAGAGATACCAATATTGAATTGCCAATAAAAATTACAAAAGAAGATATTCGTTTAAAATATTTAAAAGACCGAAATCCCATTATAAGTAAAATGGTTCATAAAGAACCAAAAGTGGGGATAATGAATGGATTATGGGCAAATGCTATCGGCAAGGGTGGAGTTATTCCCATCGAGGTACAATTATATCTTTGCAACAATTTATTTGATTTGAAATTAACTGGGATGCAAGGAGATGTTATGAAAGAAAGTATGTCTATAGCAAAAACATTAGCGTGGTCTTTAACTAGTTCTGCTAAGCAAGCAAGTTTAGTAAAAAAGTTTGATAAAACTAAAGTCCAAGGCATCCATATCCATTGCCCAGAAGGAGCTGTGCCAAAGGATGGTCCTTCAGCAGGAACAGCTATAACAGTCGCGATATACAGTGTTTTGAACAACAAGCCAATAAAAAATAATGTAGCTATTACTGGAGAAATTACATTGCAGGGAGATGTAACAGCGATTGGTGGGTTAGAATTAAAGATATTAGGTGGTATGAAAGCAAATGTTACAACATTTATTTTTCCGAAAGACAATGAGAATAATTATAATAAATTTAAAGAAAAGTATGATAAAGATGGTTTCTTAGATGACATTACCTTTGTTTCTGTATCACACATAAAGGAAGTATTAAAACTTGTTTTTGCATAAAAAAATATAAACCATATATATATACAATGCCTATGCATCCATCACCTAGTAATATAATTAAATTCATAACATTATTATCACCGTTTATGTTAACTAGTTATTTAGTTCTAGAATCTTTCTTTAGACAAGATTTAAAAGGATTAATATTCTTAGCAGGAGGTGTTTTAGCGTCATTTTTGGGTCTAATATCAAGACTTTTATTTAAAATTCGGAAGCCGGCCGAAGCACATCCAGGCTGCAATATATTTGAATTAAGTATTTTAGAATTAAATGCTTATAGTGCACCAGCGTTCAACACATTGTATTTATTTTTCACATTAGTTTATGTATGTGCTAATATGTGGATATCTGGAAATTGGAATATAGGTGTTTTTACTACATTAGTGGTTTTATGCATTAGTAATATTTTTGTAAGATTAAGTTTGAAGTGTGTTGGTAGTCAAGATATAGTTTTAGGCTCTATAATGGGGTTAGTATTTGGCGGTCTTTATTATATGTTAATTTATGCTACACACCCAGAGTGGACATATTTTTCCGAAACTGCTTCTGATAAACAAGTATGTAAACGCATTGGAACAACAAAATTCAAATGCACTATTCGTAAGAGTTAAACCCACACTACTATAAACTTAAATATGTTTAATTTTTAAAAATATTTAAGAAAAATACTTCCACCATTGTCTCATAAAACTACTTATCTGATTTACTACTTTTGTTCTATGCCATTGAGTAAAATCTCGACGCGATGAATACCCGCCACTAAATTTATTTACAAATAAATTATAAATTTGCATTTTTCTTGCTCTTTTATATATATTTAATTGGTCCCAGGTAAATATAGGTTTTCCTAAACGTCTATTAACATCATTATGAAATGTAAATAATACAAATTTTAAATCTTCTTTAGTTGAAACATCTCGAGGAGTAATTGTATTTATATAACTTGTTGCGTGATATCTGCAATCAGGGCAGGGGAGATTATAGCATATTTTTTGTATAATATTGAAACAAGGAATAACATTGTGTCGATAAAATTCTGGATGTATTTTTTCTGCAAACATATGAAAAAAATACCAAGTTGGTGTGGCCCAAACTCTAGACATGTTTATATAATTTATATAAAGACTTTTCTTGATATAAACACAAACATAAATGGAAAATACTGTTATAAAAATAGAAAATACTCAAAATTTATTTACAAAATTATTATGTGAAGCACTGTGTGATGAGAATAATGATGAACGTGAAAAGTGTTTAATAACAGGTGATAATTTAGAAAATAGTTGTATTAAAATGACTTGCAATCATTCTTTTAATTATGAAGCAATAATGAAAGAAATTAAAACACAAAAGGTAACAAAGAAATATAACCATTTAGAAACGCAAAGATTAGCAAAAAGTGAAATTAAATGTCCATATTGTAGAACAATTCAAAAAGGATTGTTACCTCATAGAAAAGGCTTTCCAAAAATACGTTATGTAAACTGGCCACCCGCATTAACCATAAAAGCAAACATTTGTTCAGCTATATTAAAAAGTGGGAAAAGAAAAGGTGAACAATGTGGAAAAGCGTGTTACGAAAAATTTTGCGGTAGTCATTTATACTATATGAATCAAGATAATAAAAAAACGGAAGTTGTTAAATATCCTATTTGTGAAGCAATAATTAAAAGTGGCAAAAGAAAAGGAGAGAAATGTGGATGTAAATTAAAATCACAATTTATTCAAAATAAAAGATGTGGAAAACATTTAAAAATAAATAAATAAGTAATATAATGGATAAAGAACAATTAATAGAAAATGTAAGAGGTTGGATTACAATTGATAACGATATAAAAAAATTGCAGAAAGTAATAAAAGAAAAACGTAAGGAAAAAAAGGCATTCACATCAAATTTAGTTGAAGTAATGAAATCTAATGATATTCAATGTTTTGATATTTCCGATGGGAAGCTGATGTATACGCAAAATAAGGTAAAATCGGCATTAAGTAAAAAACATTTGATAAAATCTCTTACAGAGTGGTTTAAAGATGACCCAGCACAAATAGGCAATCTGACTAAACATATTTTAAATTCACGCGAAGAAAAAATAAAAGAAAATATAAAGCGAAAAAATAAAAAATAAAAATAGTATAATATTATAATGACTGAACAATATGTTGATTATGCCAAAATACTTTATAATATTAAACCAATATTGTGTCAAGATTATAAAAGTATATCAAAAAAAGAAAAAAAAATACACATATGTTGTTTTAATATCCAATCTAATGAAGAAAGTGAATCATCATTATATCATTTAAAATATCCTAAGATAAATAGAAACGGTCAACCTAAACTACCTAAATTTTTTCTTATGTACTTACTGAATCGTTATTCAAACCCAAATGGTGAAGATTTTATGATATTTCCATTTACGAAAAACTATAATAAAACAGCGCCATTGGAAACAGTAAAAAAATATATAAGTAATCAATTATCCATAGAACATTATAAAATAGCCGGTTATATTGAAAAAGGTAAAGATTTGTACTTTTTTATAGATGTATCTTACAACATTGTATTTAGTAATTATAATATTGGAAGTGGACCAAAAGGGACAGTATCATTTTGTTTAATGGATGAGATATGCAATAAGAGAAAATTTCTTAATTTTCCAATTAATTATTCAGTTTTTTCAATATTTTATGAAAATCCAATACTAATATATTTAAAATATAACAAAAAAAAATTGTCCATCCCAGATGTAGGATTTTACGGTGTGTCGAAGAAAAAAATCGCGGAGGTCTTAGGTTTGGGTGTCCAATGGGGGCTAAAATGGCCATTCGGACCCCATAACAGCTTATGGGATTTCCAAAATTCTTTTAAAACTGCTATTTGGTTAACCAGTGATGTAAATAAAATAGAAACACAACATAGAAATGATATTGATAAATATGGAAGATTTAAAAAATTTGGTGCTATAATACGTTATGCTGTATTTTTAGGAAGACAGTCATGGCATATTATGTATCAAAATACAGATCCTTTTTATAATAGAATAAAAGGATTAGATATAACAATTAAAAATTTAAAAGAATATGAAAACTATCAACAAAAAAACTCGAAACTTAATAAGGAGTGGCCAAAAATATATGACAGTTTGACTATGAGTCCATTTAAATTAAAAAATATAAATACGATATATCCCGAATATAGAGCATATGTATTGAGAAAACCCTCGCAATTAATTCCTTTGGGATTATATTATCCTGATCAAAATCAAAAACTACCTTTATTCTGGGATAGAAATTTTAAATATAATATAGAGTAAAATATATATATATATATATGAATAAATTTATCATAGCAATATTAGCTTTTTTTGTAGTTAATTTAATTTTTTCTACATTTGGATTTTTATTTCCGACAGTAAATAAAGCAAATTTTATGCCATATCAACTATGGTGCAATGCAATAATTATTTTTTTATTAATTCTCCCTTTAAGTATCGGTTCATACGTATATGAATAAAAGATATAAAAATTGATTTATATATATCATATATTATAAATATAAATCATGGAAAAAAAACTGAATACACGATTTAACGCTTTCTTATATAAGTTTAAAGATGACGTTAAAACACATATTACTCAAGAATTAGGGAAAGATATTACACCACAGATGCAATCTAAGATTATGAAATATATATATTCCTACGAGGGTATATCTATCACAAAGGAAGATTTACAACGCAGAAAACGTGTGAAAAATATTGTTCCTTTACATTGTAGATGTTGTGCAAAAAGAGCTAACGGAGAGCAATGCACACGGCGACGAAAAGATGAGTCAATCTTTTGCGGAACTCATATTAAAGGGACTCCTCACGGAAAAATGGATGATGAAAATATTACCCCTATAGAGAAAAAGGTAACTGTATGGGCTCAAGATATCAATGGAATTATTTACTATATTGATAATAATAAAAATGTATACGACCCACAAGATATACTTGACAATAAGATAAATCCTACGGTTATTGCTAAGTGGGAAAAGGGACTAGATGAAAACGGTCAAGAAACAGAAAAATTCTTTATTAAGATGTAATTTAGTGGTTAAATTAAAAACTTGTAAATTGAAACTTTATAAATTAATTACTTAAACTATAAAAAATGGAATTTCAAACAGTAATCTCGATTTTATATTTATTATTAGCAATATTTCAAATTTGGGTATATATAAATTTGAAATCTTATAAAGAAAAAAAGAATTAATCATTTGCAATATAATTAAAATTTATGTTAAATTTTTAAATAAAATTGATTGTTAATAAGATTAGTATATATACCTTAAAATGAATGCAACTAAATACCGCAAATTAATTCTGTCTGAAAATTGGGGAAATAATAATTTTATAATGATAAAACAAAAAGTCAATGTGCCCAAATGCTTTCCTTGCCCATATTCTATAAACTTTCAGATTGCACATCCAAAGATTTTATCCGGGGAAGCATATTGGATTACTCATAATGAATTATGTATTGGATATTATTTAGATACAAATGGTAATATATTCAGACCCATTTTTTCGCATAAGAGACAAATAATGTTAAATATAGTGCAATATGGAGGAGAAGAAGAAGGTCAGGAGTATAGTATTAGTAATCCTAATTTAAAATATGCTAGAAAAAAATATTTAGTTGGTTTAGATAACGCAAGAAAACTACCAATCGACTGTGTTGGTGTGATTTTATCATTTATCAACATATACTTCTAACCCATTTGGTGACCACACCAACATATTTCATATCATCAAATTTTTTATCAAATTCTTCTGGAGATTTTTTTGATACTTCAGTGACTTCAATCTTTTCACCATTGGTATTCAAATAAATACTGCTTTTTGGATATCTTCCTCGCTGACTTCGCATTGCATTACACCTTCGATTTTTTTGTTTTTCTGAATAGTAACCATATTGTATTTCCTTAGTAACACTCATTATTTATAACTTAAATATATGGAATATTTTTAATTCAATTTTATAGAAATTGAAAAACTTTTATAAAATTTGAAAATTGAAAAACTTTTTACAAATTTTAATATATTAAAAAACACAAGAAAATGCCAATCCCAAAACCTAGCGAAATCGACCTTAAAATCATTGAGGCTAAAAGCCCTAGTGAAATCCAAACACTACTCAATACGCACGGCGTAGCAGTAATAGCTCTAGACGACATTACAACTTTACAGCGGAACAACGCTGTAAACACTACAAAATTCTATCAGAATTCCAATGCAATATTTAAAGAAAATACCATCAAAGAACCCCCTCTTCTACAAAAGCTAATGGTAGATAAATATAAGCAGCAAAAAGCACCTGACGCGGCCTCAGGAATGGTTCACCAATATTTCACCCCTATTCACCATCTCCTTCATAGCAGCAATACCTTAATGAGTGTATTTGACACTTTAACTGGTGGCACCACTATATACGCACCTAATAGGCTTAGAATTTGCAATCGCTTTAAATTAGACGATAATTCCTTACACATAGAAGGCAAAAATATCTTCGAAGTTAAGGATGATACCATCAAACTCTTGCCAGGAGACATAGCCTGCATAGCTGGAATAGCAGGTCAAAGACGATTCGTATTCTGGGATATGAACGGTGCAGACCTTAAACCAATTTACGACCTCTGGGTTAAAAATGGGTGCAAAAACTGGACTAAACCAGACCCTAACTGGATGCAGGAGCATTACGGAGGACGCAGACGAATGGTCACAGTTGACTGCAGTAAAAAACCTTATCTCATACTCTGGAGCGAGAGCACTCCTCACGAAATAGCCCTATCTCCATCCCTATCCGCCTTTATTTCACCTTTAGAAAAATTTGATACTAAAAAGATTACTAAAAATGCAATGACTTCCTATCACCCAAAAGAATACCTGGGTCTAACCCGACACGAATCTAACCTATTAGCCTGCTGCTACAATATGCCAGGTTTTACTTGGCCCTCAGGTAAAAAAGCCTATGCATTCTGCCACAGTAGAGCCTACGGATTCTACCTAGATAGAATACGAGACCGCTATACTAAACTTAATGCACAAGGTCGGCGAACATTTCAACAATACATATTAGATATAGGCACAATAGATCAGCATACTCCTGAATACCAGGCGGCCCTATCAGCACGGGGTATTAAACTACCTAACATAGCATTCGCTGATACTACACCAAAATTCATAGTTGACCTCCTATCACTTCCTGACCAAACCCTTAAAAATTACGGCTTCATTCCAACTGAAGCACCTAAATCGACTAACAAAATCTCCCTTATTTCCGCAGGATTCAACCATTAAATAAAAAAATAAACTCCCGTTGATTAGGAGTTCTCTATAAAATTTTTTATATTTTTTAATTTATCGAGAATGTAAATCTGGTTGCTAAATTATTGGAAGTTTTATTTTGATATGATAATTTGGAGTTATTGTGCTGTTGTATTATAAATTTTCCTAATTTATTTCTATATAGAATAATTCCACCCACTCCATCTTGAATATTTAATGTATTTGAATGATTGTCCACAACATAGGTAGTTAAATAGTTATTGCCATACCAATATTTTAATTCTTTATTATAATTACTACTAATATTGCAATTAATATTATTAAATTTCCTTCGCAATATTGAACCTTGAGGTTTTATGGACATTGGTTTACTATAAAACGTATCATTTTCATTAAATATATCTAAAAAAACGCGTTTGTTATTTTTAGTGTATAAGTAATAAAAATTCCATTCATTTTTTACTATATTGTATTGTTTATTTATTGCTAGTAGTTTTGCCATTTCTTTTGAATATATAAATATATCAAAATCATCATCCCACGGTATTCGTTTACCGTGTCTAATACAACCAAGTAATGTTCCACCTGTTAAAAAATAAGTTATATTATTTTTTTCTAAATATGATAAAAATTCTTTAAAAAGGGGAAATTTCCACTCGTGAGCGATAGCTCCGTCAGATATCATTGTCTTTATTTTTTTTCTCTTCGTCTCTATTGTTGAATCTACAATATTTCCGCGTTTTCCAAAAAACATTATATATTTTAATAATATAAATAAAAAATCTTTTTGGTTTTTTATTTTTTTCTTTTTTTGATTTTTTATTTTTCACATAACATTCAGAGTAGTTTGCAGCTACATCGTCATATTGTTATGTTTACTTTTTATAGTTAGTTGTGTCCATTCCAGAAGTGAGGATTAGTTGGTATCTTGCCTTCAAATTCTAGCAGTAGCATTCCCCTCTCAATCATAAAACTGTGGCATTCCCTCTCAAGCAGCTTGAACCTTTTCCAGTGATACTTTCTTCGTTCTTGGTCGTAGTGAAATTTGACATAAACCTGCACTCCGTTAGACTCTCCCGAAATGGTCACAATTTCACAGCTGTATATTGCCTCGGTTTTCTCTCCACGATTAAAGAGAATTGTGCTATTGGAACCTACCCTGCTTTTGTTGTGACAATAGAACATCGCCTCAGCTTCGGCGGCGTCACGCTCAGAATTGGCTTTGATTCGTGCGTAATGATTATGCGGTGGCTTGCTTTGTGTAGACAGTGTAGCACGTGCGTTGAGGTTAATTGCCTCTGTGGCTCTCGCCGCACGGAGAGCTATTGGATACGCCTTTTTGTAAATGTAGCCTCGCCAGATTGCCTGAAATCGCGTAACAGCGCGTTCAATACGGTCCTTCATCCACTTCTCCTGAGGATAACCGTGCTTTTTACAAAACTCTTCCATATCATAGTGATTGGTGCGCTGGCGCCATTCCTCGAACTCGTCTGCCATCTTGGTGCCCCAATCCGTCCAGACAGAACGGAGGGCAGGGGGAGAATATTCGTTGCTGTCTTCTGGCAACGAATCCCAATAACAGGGGATGCAGCCGATATGGACCCATGTTCTGGTTCCGGTTTGTGCCATATAAAAGGCTGTTTCATCCATAGTGAGACCATTTCGGCTGTCTGCGCCTCTGAACCTCAGGTCCATCCCATCATCCTTAGAGGTTGTGCACTTTGTAATCTTGTCCCCGCGGTTGATCATCTCACCACAGGAGAAGCACTTAAACTTGAACTGGCTCTTACAGCATACGTGACGGTTCATAGCCCGTTCTACAGCTGCGGCAGCTACCAGACCTTGTTCGCGAGTGGTGTTATGAGTTGTGAACATTTTATAGTTATAGATTTAACTTTGTATCTAGATAAGTGTATGTGCTTTTGGTTGTGTGATATACCCAACATCCTTAAAAAGATTTTCAATTTTCTGAAGAGGTAGTGGTATTTACTTGTTTATTTGGATTTAATATTTTATGAATATCTTCATAAATAAAGTCTATGCATTGATTAATATTCTTAATATAGAGTGGAACAATATTGGCAAATGTTCCTTCAGAAGTCTGGGCTAGAGAGATTACTTCATCGCGTAGAACTTTTGTTTCGCAATCTCTGGCTGGCGAACCTAGTTCCATACATAAGCCGAACGTGTAGCATATAAGACCATACATACTTTTTCCATCGAAAACCTTATTTGTAATAAGTTGTTTAAAGAAATCAGGGTCAAGTTTTTCTTGCATATCTCTCCACATCGTCGAGTCTCGTTTAACAAGATTGCATAATTTATTTCTTATTTCTGTATATAATCTAACAAGCCAATCATAATCAGGCGGGTCTTCGGCTACTTTTTGTTTAAGTAAATCAAAAAAAGCTTTTTCAAAATTATCTCGAATTTGTTGATGAATTCTTTCCATTATATAAATAATATAAATCTCTTTTATACTATTTCACCTGCTTCATATATTGTAGGTAATTTAGTTTGAGCAAATTCTCGTTCTTCAAGCATTCTTATGGGAGGGGGGTTAGTCGTATTGAGACTTGTGTATTCATTTATCCTTGCTTGCCTAGCATCGCGTATTTCTTTGCATTCGGCATATATAATAGCACTGCAAAAGGTGCAACAATAAATAGAATAAAGTCCACAGAAAATTTCTCCAATCATACAATTTAAAAAGAAAAAAGTATTTATTAAAAGGATTTAAATTAAAATACTTATTTTGAAATATAATGGAAGAAAAGAAACCAAAAAAAAGAGGAAGAAAACCAAAAAAACCAACATCAGACCCTAAACCAAAAAAAATACCTAAAAAAAGAGGCAGGAAACCAAAAGGTGGTAAGATAATAAAAAAAAAAGAATTAGTTAAGAAAGAAAATGCAAAAATAGCAATGCCAAATATAATACTTCATTTAAAAACATCTACAAAAGATTTGAAAAATACTAAAATTAATGATAGTATATTTGATTCATATACATTTGATAAAGTAACTCAATTACCATATAAAAATTTAAATACCGCTACACCAACTAAATCTACTTATACACATAATGACGGTGATTCAGATGATTTAAAATATATATGGGATAAATTATCACAATTAAAAAAATCACTGCATCAAAATCAACTTGTGACAAAACGGTCTGCTTGTTTTTGGTGCACGTGTCCTTTTGATAATCCACCAATTTATATCCCGAAACAGAAAAGAGGAGAAACTACTGAAGTATATGGTTGTTTTTGTAGTCCCGAATGTGCAACGGCATATTTAAAAAAAGAGCAAATAGATGAATCAACACGATGGGAAAGATATGCTATGTTAAATAACATTTATGGTAAAATTTATGACTATGAAAAAAGTATAAAACCAGCACCCAATCCATTTTATACATTAGATAAGTATCACGGTAACCTCACCATTAATGAATATAGAAAATTATTATTCGACGATAGACTACTTTTAGTAGTAGATAAACCATTAACAAAAATTGTCCCGGAATTATATGAAGAAAACAATGAAGTTCCAAATATTTATAGTAATTTATTAACAGTTGATACTGTTAAAAAAACATATAGATTAAAAAGAAAAAACCCGCCTACTAACAAATCTCAGATAGTAAACAATAATTTTAATGTTTCTGTGAAATAATAATAATATTGGAATTATACCCATTATTATTATCTACAATTATAAATTCATCATTGCACACCTCTATTAAATTCCATTCTTCTTGTTTTTGTCGCTTTTCTAATTGTTTTTTCTTAACCCATTTTGAAAAATTTTTTGCTTCCTTTACACTTGTTATGGCGGCTCTTATTGTTCCCGCTACATATAATGTGCCCAAAATTAGTTCTATACCCGACATTATATATTACATAGAATTAATTATTAGATATATCATTTACCTTAATATTTTCAGCCTGTTTTCTAAAATGGTATTGTTCTAAGATTTTTTTATAGTGTTCTCTAGCTTCTTTTTTTTTATAATAGTCTTTATTTATATTATCCATAAAACCTCTAATTTCTGTCATAACTCCTTGATTTCTGGAATTATATATTTTGGGTTTGGTTTTATAAAAATCAGGGTTTATATATTCTTTAATAACGTGAAGGTAATTATTTTTCCATTCTAAAAGTTTAGTTTCACATTCTTCTTTAGAATAATTTGTTTGTCTCATTATAAGTTTGATAATTTCTTCGTGGCGTTTTGCTTTTTGTGCTCTTTTTTTAATATCTTCAGATTCTTCAATATTGATAACATTTTTGTCAGACATATATACTAAATAAAAATTTAAAAATAATCATTTAAACGCTTCTGATCTATTTATAATATTAATGTCATACGCACCAGAAATAGACGTAACTGCTGTAGTAGATGATATTGCTACACATATCAAAAACCAGTTTGAAGGTATTCTAGCTAGAGTATCTAAAGACCAATTAACTTTGCAAGAAAATGTAAATATGATTTTAAATTTACCAATTGTAAAAAGTTTGCTAGAGGAGAAGAAAGAATTATTAACTATAATAGAAAAACTTGAGGAAGAAAATAAAAATTTAAAAATGCAACAAGAATCATTTTCAGAATCTACGAATATAGCCGTAGAAAATATTAAAAATATTAGTCTGGAAGTTCGTGAAATTGATAGTGACACAAGTAGTGTTACTAAAGAAGAAATTGTCGAACATATAAAAGAAAAAGAATTGGAAGCATTAAAAAAACAAGTAAATAGTATTTCTTCAGGATACCAATACTGGAAGCAACAAACATCTAATATTGAGAGTAAGATTGCAGAAATACCAGGCCACTTTTCTTCATTTAGTGTGCTTGAAGATTCCGATGCTGAGCCTGTATACTCGACACAAGATGAAAATGAAGACGATGGTGAAGATGATGACGAAGGTGAAGATGATGACGAAGGTGAAGATGATGACGAAGATAAAGATGAAGACGAAGACCAAGATGAAGACGAAGACCAAGATGAAGACGAAGACGAAGATGAAGACGAAGACGAAGATGAAGACGAAGACCAAGATGAAGACGAAGATGAAGCTGCGGAAGATTATAAGTCATCGAATATAATAAAAACAGTTTTAATGGCACAAAATGCAGGCAAATATGCAACAATTGATAGTGATAGTGAAGAAGATGAAGAATCTCCACAAAAAAAACAATTACAAAGTTTGACAGGAACTACCGAAATAGTTAAAACTATAAATACAACTAAAGCAGAAGAAGAGGAAGAGGAAGAAGAAGAGGAAGAAGAAGAGGAAGAAGAAGAGGAAGAGGAAGAGGAAGAGGAAGAGGAAGAATTTGATGTAGAAGAAATAGAGTTAGATGGAATTAAATATTATGCAACTGATCCAGATAATGGAATAGTTTATCAATGTATGGATGACAGTGAGATTGGGGAAGAAATTGGTCGGTTAGAAGAAGGAAACCTTTTTTTATCGTAATATAATATAATAATGGTATTGCAAGAAATTTGTCCCCCAGCATTAATATATCTTATATTTTCTACGACTCAGGTTGTTATAGATACAACCAAAGGATATTATAATCTAGCAATGACAAAAATGTTCGTAGCCTTAATTTTTACAATGCTTTTAAATTACTTATGTAGTTTGGGTTTAGGAATAATATCGTGGTTAATAGTATTTATTCCTTTTATACTTATGACTTTAATAGTAAGTATGTTATTGTTGATGTTTGGATTAGACCCTACAACAGGTAAACTCAAGATTTTAGATCCCAATGAAGAGAAGCCAAAAGTTATTCCCGATGCCAGACAAGATGCTGCTACTGCTACACAAACAGCGACCTTAATACCACCTGTCTCTACTAGTGTTCCTGAAGGAGTGTATGTAGATTCACCTAAGAATGGTAAAGATATTGTCCAACCGGCAACAGCAAAAGATACAAAAAAAGAAATGGATATAAATAAAAAAATTAAATTAATAGTTGACCAAACCTATTCTATAACAAAAAATCAGAAACTATCACAATATATATTAACAACATTGCAGCAGTGCACAACATTATCTGCCAAACAATGTTCGCAAATATGGATGGTAGAAGTTTTACCAATGATGAACAACACATTAGGAAAAGACCAGACTGATAAACTCTTAGCTTCTTTATTAAATATATTTTTAAATGAAGGTTATAGTGCAGCAAATACAATTGGTGAGATTATTGTGGGTAATAATAATTCTGCAGAAACTCCTTCGGAGCAAACACAAAATGTATTGAATGATATGAAAATGAAACGAAGTGGTGCTACAAGTTTAAATTATTACAAATAATTAAAAATAATTTATATGAATATTGTAATATAAATTATTGTATAAAAGTATTTAAAATTATAATCTATTACATATTTAAACGATGATTTTTTCCACTTTATATTATTTAGCATCAACAGCAATATTTAGTGCAGGTGCATTGGGAGTATATTATTGGATAGACCGACCCGGAGCACAAAGTTTAATGGCAAAAGCAACGTGGTATAGTATGAGAACATATATACAGGCGAGCGAATTTTTTACAGAGGGAGAGAAAAATAGTGATAATGAGGGAGAAGAATATAATGAAGAAGAATCAAATGATACATACATTCATTACACGTTGGAACCTGAAGAAGCGTTGGTTACAAGTTTTGTAAATGAAAAAACACGCGAAGATATTAAAAAAAATCATATAACCGATTTAGAAATGGTGTCAACAAAAATAAATGGAAAAAAATATTTTAAAATTTTAGAAAATGATACAGTATTATTAGAAATAGATTATTTGCCTATCGAGAAACAATTCATTCAAGTAGAACTAGAGCAAAATAATAAAAAAATATGTATTCACGAAAATTTAGATAAGTTTTATTTGGCTGATAATAAATTATTTACAAAACCGTGGTTACAATGGTATTTAAGTAAATATTATGGAGAGAGATTAGATGATACTTATACAATACACATTATTGATAATAGTGTAAATCTTTTTAAAATCAGTGATAAAGACTATATCTTTTTAGGGAAACAATGTTATGAGACTCACCAGTTAGAATAATTTATTACCAAAAACAATATAAAAAATTGAAAAGTATATAAAATATAATGGCTACAAAACAAATTCCTATGGAAGTCACCTCTAAAGAAACTCATAATTTATATGATAAGTGGGTTCTGTGGGCTCATTTACCACATGATACAGACTGGACAATGGAAAGTTATATTCGTATAATGACAATTGGCTCTTGTGAAGAAGCAGTTGAACTATATAAATCTATACCTGAAAAGTTGACTACCAATTGTATGTTGTTTCTAATGAGGGATGGTGTTACACCTACCTGGGAAGATAGCCGAAATCGTAACGGAGGGTGCTTTTCATATAAAATACCAAATAAATCCGTAAGCGAATTATGGACTAAACTTAGTTTTAGTGTTATGGGAGAAACAATTTCTGGTGATACTTCTTTCTTGCATAAAACAACAGGTGTTACCATTTCACCTAAGAGAGCATTTTGTATAATAAAAGTATGGATGGAAGATATGGACTTTCAAAATCCTCGTCTAATAGATGAAGGTATTGGGTTACCAGGACACGGTTGTTTATTTAAAAAACACAAGCCTAATTATTAGAAAATAAAAATAACTATGTATAAAATTTTTATTTTCTCAATAAAATTTATATGGCATCAATGGCAATGAAATTAAATAATAATAATAATGGAATTAACATTTTAACTAATCAATTTACAAAATTAACTACACACCCAACAAAGATGCAAGTGATGAGATTTCACGGTCGCCTGGGGAATCAGCTTACAGCAAGTGAAAAACAACTTATTAATAAACATTTAGATATAATACAAGTAGTCCAGGATGGAGAACTCTGTGTGAGCTCTATCAATGCTCAACATCCTGAAAAAATAGCAGAGGGTGTAAGGCATTATGGTCCCATTTTGTGGGAGAAAAGTACACAAGGAGATAGTGCCCGCGCACATATGAAATATAAATTAGAATCGATGTTTCCTGGTAGCTCAAATAATATAATGTTGTGGACGGGGGATAGAAATTGGGAATTTAGCAACAGGCCCGGCAGGGAACTTATGACATTGCAAAATGTTGGTAATGCACACGCTTCAAATGCCAGACAGCATATGAAAGAAAATTTTACACTTGTAGACCTAGCAGAAAAAGTTAGCACTGGTCAGCTTCCTAATGAAAATGCTATGAATCTAATTAGCAACCACGGTCCTCCAATGAGAAAAAAAATAATAATACTAGCTTGTAAAGGCGATTATGGTGGTGGAAGTGGATCAAAAAAAACAGGTGGAAGAAGAAGAAAATATACGCGGAAAAGAAAACAAAAAAAGAAACGTAGAAAATCTCGAAGAATTGGTAAGAGAAGAAAAACTAGAAAACAAAGACGACGCAGAAAACGAAAATAAATAAATATTATTTAACATATATTTATTTATTGAGATGGTAAAGGAGCAAGGCATAGTTTAATTTCACCCAATGAAGCAACTGAATACTTAACGACAAGAGGGAGGTCATTTTCAAGAAACATCTCAATTTGACCGCATAAATTAGTGCATTTAATAAAATATCCTAGATTTTTTAATGAAAAAACTCCCTGAATTACCTTATTACTACTATCTTTATGAATAAATGACATATTACCATCGCATTCTGTTCTACGCAATTCACACATAGCAAAAGGACCATTTGCTTTAAAAATAAGTTCTTCTCCTGCTGATTTAATTTCTAATCTCTCGGATAAATAGGTAAAATCCCTAATAATTTTTTGAAAATCTGTTGAAGGAAGATTAATAACACTTGAAAATTTGACTTCAGGTAATTCAAGCTCTTCCTCATCAGGTTCAATTAGTTTAAGCTTCTGAATCTTACATTGTTTGATATCACCATTTTCAAATTTAAGCCCTAATTGATCAACAACGCCATCATTATACTCTTTTTCATCAATATAGATAGTCAATGTATCATCATTATCAATTGTATTAATAAGTTTGAAAAGATGAAACATATTTACACCAACAATAATTCTGGGATATTTACAATAATAATATTCAAATTTGGTTGCATCCAAAAATAAATGTGCCAAAATAGTATGAGATTTATCCATATTTATAATTCTTATACCATCCGGTTGAAAACTTATATTGGTTTCCAATAGAATATCTTTTAATGCTGTCATCAATACTCTAAATGGAGCAATTTGAACAGTTTTTATTTCTAAAACTTTACCTGGGGAACCATCATTTGATTCTGACATATATAGATTTCTCTCTAACAATCTTTAAATACTTATAAAGTGTGTATTAAATAAATAATCTTATAATAAATTAATATGTTTTGTTGTCAAAATACTCAAGTAGTAGATGAATCTGCTACTGAAGTAATATTAACAGAAATAGAAAGATTAGAAATAGAAATAAAAAAAAATAATAAATTAGTAAAAAATAAAGATGAAAAGGTATTTTTGTGTAGCGGCGGTTTTGGTTCTGTATTTGTTTTTACGAATGTTATTGCAAATAAAAAATTAATAGAAAAACGAGGGAAATTGCACCATATAAATAGAACATTATTAGAAGCAAAAACATTGATTGATTTAAATGGTCTTTTTTGTCCACAGTTTTTAATGTTTAAAACTATGGAAACATATACCAATTTAACTATGGAACATATGCCAGGAAAAGATTTATTTGAATATTTCACATCACACAGTAATGAGATTGATTATGAATGGATAAAGCATATAATTGGGTCAGTTAGTATAGCATTAATTTGTATATTTAATAAAGGTTATATGCATTTAGATTTAAAATTAGAAAATATTATGTATAATCCAAAATGTAAAAAAATAACTCTTGTTGATTGGGGTTCTTCACATCCGGCAACAACTAAACTAAAAAGGATAAAGTATAATGTGGGAACAAAAGATTACTGTGCTCCAGAGATATATTTGCGACATTACTATTCAAATAGTGATATATATTCACTGGGATGTATATATTGGATTTTATTAACAGGAAAATACCCACACAATATAAAAGGTCGCGGATTTGGATATACACAAATAAGTGAAGAATTTCCTTCTTTAGAAAGTAAAGAAGCTTTTGAATTATTAAGCGAAGAACAAAAAAGTTTTTTAAAAATTACATTAATAAAAGATTGCAGAAAAAGGATAACTTATCCACAATTAGAGAAAATAGAGTTTATCAACAATTATATAAACAACTTAAACTTATAAGTATTCAAATAGTTATATGCAAAAATTTTTACAAGCGATTGAAGGTATTAAGGCGACTGTAAACAACAAATATTCAGAAGATACTGGAGTATTATTAGAATTAGAAAGAATGTTGCAAGAAATACCATCCAGTCTCGAAAGATTTGATAAAAATCGGCAAAACAATCAATCATCAGACCTAGTAAAATATGTAGTAGGATTTTTAAATGACCCAGATAATCAATACTTTTATATTAGGAATACTGAATCATTTGTAAAGTATAATGGGATAAATTATTCACGTATAAATGAAGACGAAATTTGGCACGCTGTTTATACTTATTCAAAAGGATGTGACCCCAATATTAAACATTCTATTAAAAACGCTATTTTAGAAAATATACAAAATAAAAGTATGTTAAGGTCAATTCCAGAATCAAAAACAATTCAAAATGTAATTAATTTCTTATATCCCACAATATTAAACTCTAAAGAAGAAGCCAAATACTTTTTAAGCATTATTGGGGATAATATATTGAAAAAAAATAAAAATATTATTCACTATTTTTCTGGAGATAGCAAATCATTTATAACTGCTCTTAATGATAATATATACGATTATACCAATCGTTTCTCTGCTTCGTCAATTAAATGGAGATGTTATAAACATAATTTGACTGATTGTAGAATTTTAAAATTTAATAAAGCGGTTTTATCTAATCATTGTTGGAATACTTTTATAAAAAATTACACACTTGATATTCTAACTGTATCAACACATTATTCAGATAGATACAATGGTTCAGAAAATTTCATCAAAAATAATTTTACTGATTCGGATGTGAAAAATTATATATTATACTTGCAAAACAAAACTGAGGTTGATATTGTAAATGATTTTTCAACATCTTGTTTTAATAGCTCAACCGGAACGGTAGATTGGGAAATTATTTATTTTGTATGGAAAAGATATTTGGTTCAAAATAATTTTCCTAATTTTTTGTTTATCGACCCTCTGAAACAATATTTAACAAAAACATATCAATATGATACGAATCTTAATGCATTTAAAAATATAGGTAGCCCTTTTATTGATAAAATTTATAAATTTAAATCTTTCTGGAAAAAAACAATAACCGAATGTAAAGCTGCATTTTGCGAATATGAAATAGGAGAAATTTGTCACCTATATAGAAAGTGGGTTAATAATACAACAAATTTATTATTGAATCAAGAAATGATGAAAACAATTATAATGTATTTTTATTCTGCAAAAATACAAGATGGTAAGTATATTATTAATATAAAATGCAGTTTATGGTGCAAATGGTTAGATATTAATAAATGGATTGACAGTTATAAGACTAGTTATAATAAAGAAGTTACTAAAGTAAGCATCTCAGATTTATACAAATTTTATTGCGCGTATCAGATGCAATCAGTTAAAAATGATATGCAAAATAATTCCGTTAGTAAGGATTATTTTACTAAATATTTAAAAAGTAATATACCAGAAAAGTATATTTCAGAGAATTTAGTTAATCATGGATACTTTAGCATTTAGCATTTAGCATTTAGCATTTAGCATTTAGCAAAACGTCCGCTGCTATTATGGCAATGACCACTCTTATTACGTCTCTTTGATGTGTGTCTACGTTTCTTGTGACTGCGTTTTTTGTGAGTTTTATTAGAGTGTTTGTTATTGCGACTTCCTTTACGCATTAATACAAATTTTCCCTTTCTAGGTTTGTAACCTGCTCTTTCTAAACGTTTTTCTCTTTTAGCGGTAGCGTGCTTCTTTTTGGAAACAATTCGACCGTGTTTATTAAACATAAGATGAGCTCGAGTCAATCCACCACTGGTTTTGAATGCAGTGCGGTGCATTACCTGTGCTCTGGACCCTTCTAAAACTTCAAAAGATGAACCACCAATGTGATATTTACCGTCATTTCCTCTGTGATGTCTTTTAACCATTATATAAAACTGTGAGAAAAAAATATTAAACGAAAAATTTTATGCTAAAATATATGGCAAAATATAATAACACAACATCAGTATTATCAGTTTCTGCTAAAATGGGTATGATTAATAACTGTTCCGAAATTGCTAAGTTTATGAATAAAATCGGAATTGCCTCATCTATAATTGAAAACGATTCTATTGTTTGTAATTCTAAAAATCCAAATAATTGTCGTCTGGAAAAAGGTTGTGATATTCGATTAAACGGTCTTAAACCTGAACTAATTAAATCAAAAGTTTGGGAACCATTAAGACAAGAGTTTAAATTTATTTGTGCCCATTTAAATATACGCGGGCAATATAAGGGATGTATACACGATTTAAAAGATACTTGTAATTTACAAGAAAATTTAAATCGTTATAATAATGTATATGCTAATAAGAAAAGATGAGTTGGCACAAACACAAGAAGAAATAAAAGAATTAGAGAGATTGTGTCAGGAAGCTCGAGTAAGATATAGACACATTTTAAAACGAAGGCAACAGCAATCTTGGTGGGATTGGTTATTTGAAATTATAGGTTACTAATTTATTATAAAACTCTAAAATAATAATGGTAAATATCATACAAATTATACAATATATTATGTATGTGTTGATATAGTGTGGTTCGAAAGACATTTTTAAAATAATTAAAAATGTTTTTTAAATATTCAATTTAAAGTAAAATTCGTGAAAATAACCCACGTTTTTTTGTTTTTCTTTTCTTCTTTTTCTTTTTTTGCCTCTTACGCGTTTGTTTTTTATTTGTTTTCCATTTTGATTTTTTTGTTATTTCATTTGGAACATATCTTAAAAAATACCAATTCCATTCATCACTACCTCTATTATTTTTAAGTTTTGTAAACATCTCGGATTTATGGGCTCTACTCTTTTCTTTTGTATGCCTTTCTTCGCCATAACAATCCATACTAAATCTTTTTAATAATCCCTTTTGCTGCAATCTATTTTTTTCCTGAGTTTTATATAAATAATCACACATACACAAGATTCTTTTTGGGTCATAATAAGGCCGTTTTACATAATAAAATGCTAAATAAAAACTAAGCATAGTATCCAATGTTGCTATTCTTATCTTTTGTCCTTTGTAATGAACTATATTATAACTATGGCACGCCATTGGTTCATATAAAAATATAATTGTATCCTTATCTATAGTCACTTCATAATGAGGTGCTATAATTTCTCCTACACCTGGCTTCCTTTTGATTTTAATATTTTTTGCTCCAGCATCTTTTAAGTTTCTCTTGATAATTTCAGCAACTTCGGCGGGTCTATCAGATAATATATCAAAATCAGGAATTTTTGCTATCTGTTCACGACGCAATTTTGGCATTTTCTTTAAATAAAGACGGTTTGCATATGCTCCGAAAAATACACAACCCTGACGAATAACCGTATCTCTAACAATATCAAAAATTTCACCACTAGCCAATTTTTTAGAACCTGCCGCATAATTATCTCTTGAATCACTCTTAAACAACCGTTGGATATCTCGAACATTACAATTTTTAGATTTTAAGGGAAAATTTTTATTTAATAAAGTTAGACGTTTTAAAACTTTTTCCCACCGACCAGCATCACCCTTAGGTCTTGATAATTCCAAATACATTAACATTCTTAAATAATCTGGAGGAGTATAAGAAATACCATTAATAACAATTGCATCTTTACTAATTCTTTTATAAAGTTCCGGTGCGCAAAATGTAATATCAGCAACAGGCATAAAGTTTACAAAAACTTTAAATGTGCCAGCGTGTGCACCAGATTTAGCTTCAACTTCTTCAAATCCTTCTTTATGATACATATCAGCTAAATAAATCGCGTCATTTAATGGGTCTGGGGAAAAAAAATCATAATCTGGTAGTTCAACGGATTTATCATAAAACTGATCTGATTCTGGTAATATATTATTTATAGCTGTTCCACCATAACATACGCGTTTTTTTAACTTCAAAAAATTTTCTACTATTTGAATAATTTCTTGAATTTGTGGGTTCTTTATGAGAGTCTTTCCTGTTTTTTTTTCTATTTTATCTACAGCTTGTCTTAGTATAGTTAATTCACATTCGTGAAACGTCATCTTTTTGTCACACTTCATATATTAATATATAATGTGAAAAAAAGATAATTAAATACTTGCCTTAAACATTGGCAATGATATACTTTTCTTTGCATATGAAACCTTTGGATTTTGTGGTTTTGGATTAGGTATTTTCGTAACGTGATAGCGTAGTGGGCTGGGTTTCAATACAAAAGCAGTTCCATTTTCACTGAAAAAATTATTATAATATTCCATATTAGAATCTAACTTTGGATAATTCATACACACAAATTGACAGCCATATTGTTGATGTAAGGCAGCCGGGACATTCTTATTTGTTGCACTTAGGTCAGGCATTGTAAGTGTCATATTTTTCTTATTAAATTCTTTTAATCCTTGTGTGTCGTGTGTGTATTGAATATCATAATTCCTTTTTGAATCTAAAAATGGTGTTCCTGTTGACATATTAACAAGGTCTTCTAATGGAGTATCTCTATAATTATTACTATCATTCGCTGCTATTATAACGACTTTACCCTTAAAATTTAGAAGAGGTAACTGAACTATATTTCCAAATCCACCCCGTCCTTCTCTTCCATATTTAGTAGGCAATAATTTACTGTTAAAATTTTTGGTAATTGATTTTGCCATACTTCTATAAATATTGGTATTATCACTTTTAACCCGAAAGTGTAGGAATAATGGATCATCGGCGTTGTTGCAAAATCCAGGTGAAAATGCAAAACTTTTTATCGTGTTCATTACAGCACTAAAGGGAATACTATTATATGTTCCTTTTAAATCATAATTGTTGTTAGGCGAAGCACCGATAACGGGTTTGCCGTCAATAGAATAAATTTCAAAATCTAATAAACGAGAACCAGCTTTAATAACTTCTTTTAATGGTTCTAAATCCACATAATCATTTTGAAAATTACCGCCACAGCAACTATTATAACTACTCGCAATATAGTAATCTCTTAAATTATGAGAGAATCTACCTTGATTTGATTGAATAGAACCAATTGTTGAACCTTCATTATATTCACTTTCCATTTTTGTAGCATTATTAGACAATTTATTAATTTGTGTTCTAATGTAATATGATATTCCCATTATAGTTAATATAATAAGACCTATTAGGAACCATTTTGTTATTGTAACCTTGCCGCCGAATTTTCTTACAAATGCTGTAGCAACAACAGCGCCTTTTTCTAATGCGGAATCTGTTTTTTTTATTGCACCACCTAAACCAGAATTTCCTGTTAATATATCTGTCATTTTATGTTTATGTGGTGCTACATTATTCAGTGTATTATTAGCATTTGGACCTGGCATAATATATATATATCATATATTAATATTTGATAATGACGCTAAATATAATATTTAACAAAAAAAAGTTTTAAAATAATCTTTTAATAATATATTAATGGTAGGTGGATTAATGAATTTATCAGCATACGGTTCTGAAAATATAATATTAACAGGTAATCCAACAAAAACAATGTTTAAGGCAGTTTATCATAAATATACTAATTTTGGTATGCAGAGATTTAGATTGGATTACGAAGGATTGCGAAACTTAAGTTTTACACAAGAATCTACTTTAAAATTTACAGTAAAAAGGTATGGTGATATGATCGGTGACACATATATTGTTATAAATCTTCCTGATATATGGAGTCCTTTTTTTACAGAAAATGACAAATTACCTGATAACACTGCTACTCCTTACGAGTTTAGATGGATAGAAAATCTAGGAGTTCAAATGATCAAAAATATTTCGATTAGTGCTGGTGGAAGTAAGTTGCAAGAATATACTGGCGAATATTTATATTGTATGGTTCAGAGAGATTATAACAATGGAAAAAAAGATTTATGGGATAAAATGATAGGTAATATACCTGAACTAAACGACCCTGCTAATGCAAATGGCAATGTTAATACTTATCCAAATGCTGCGGTAGAAACACCTCTCGTTGGTGCAATTCCCGAAGCACAACCATCCATTCGTTCAAGACAATTATATATTCCTATTGATGCGTGGTTTTGTGGCAGTAGCAAATTGGCTATGCCTTTAGTAGCTTTACAATATCAAGAAATTCATATTGAAATAACATTACGTCCCATATGTGATTTATATACAATTGCAGATATTCAAGCTAATCTCGCAGAAATGGTTGGTGGTGTTGGACCTAGAATAGCCCCAAATCCCAATAATATCAATCATCAACTGTGGAGATTTTTACAAACTCCACGAACGGAAGCAGCAGCAACAGCAGATTATATAAATAGAAAAACTGGCTGGAATGCCGATATACATCTTATGGCAAACTATTACTTTTTAGATAATCAAGAAAGAGACTTATTTGCTAGGTCAGAACATAAATATTTAATTAGAAATCCTTATTATCACGATTTTCTTAATGCCACAGGCTCTAAAGTAATAGATATTCCATCCCGTGATATGGTTTCAAATTATATGTGGAGATTCAGACGAAGTGATGCAAATTTGCGAAATGAATGGAGCAACTATTCTAATTGGCCATATAATAATGTTTTGCCATTGGGACTTGATACTTGGGTTCCATTAGGACCTACTGTTAATCCTCCGCCACAATTCCAATGGACACAAACAATAGATCCAAATAATGAAAATGAAAATATTAAAAATATACTAATAGACCTAGGCATTCTAATTGGTGGAAATTATAGAGAAGTAGTCTTACCAGAAGGAACATATAATTTAATGGAAAAATATATTCGCACAACTGGTAATGCTAAAGATGGTTTGTATTGTTATAATTTTTGCTTAGATAGTAATCAAAATGAATATCAGCCATCAGGTGCTATGAATATGAATAAATTTAAATATGTTCAGTTTGAATACAATACAATAGAACCACCAATTGACCCTAGCGCAAATGTAATAAATATATGTGATGCAAATAATAATATTATCGGGGTAAGAAAATCTACAACAGATTTATATGAATATAATTATGATTTGCGTATTTTTGAGGAAAGATACAATATGATTGTTATAACCAGTGGTAACATAGGTCTGATGTGGGCAAAATAATTTGATTTAATTTATAGTTTAAAACTAAATCAAATTAACGAAATAAATCCATAAGAGAGTTGTATGGTTTAGGTTTTTTACCGGGATTTACCGGTTTGTATTGGTCTGTATATGCTGTCCCAGCGTTATTTTGCGTATTATAAGAATATGATGGATAATTTCCACCTAATCTGTTATCATAAGTTGCCCCCAAACTCTTTTGAGGCATTGACTGATAACTAGGATTATAACTATTATTATCTAATCCTGTTGTTCTCCCACTAGCATATTGTTGAGGATTTGTATATTGTGGAATGTTTCCTACTAAATTTTTTGCCACGTGTTCAGACATTTTCATTTTAATAGAAATATCGATAGCAGCATCTTGTTCATCGCCTCCTGTTATATTTCTAGATATTGCATCATTAGCCTTAGAAACCGATTCACTTGATGTTGGGGCTAATGGTGAAGGTGCCATACCCGTATTAACTCCAGCCATAGTTTGTTGTGCATTTCCTCCTTGTATATTATTTAAACTATCTTGTGTTGGATAAACACCGCTTATATTTGCCACTGTAGTATTACTAGGATAAGCCGAACCGGGAATTATTTGTTGCGTTGCAAGGTTGCTGCTAGCTGCTTGAGAAGCAACTGAATCTTGTGGAACTCCTGAATCATTATTACCACCCCAGGTTCCTATAGAAGCGCCAGGAGAAATAGTAGGTTCATTTGTAGCAATTTGAGCGTCTGAATGCATTTGACTGGCTTGTGCTGCTGCATCAGCTACCTTTGCTTCATCAGTTGCTGCTGATGCTTGTGCTGCTAGTGACGTAGGTCTTGAATCAACTTGCATCCATTTATTGTCTTTACACAAAAAGTTTCCGGCTGAAGCGCCTGGAACGCCCTTAGGACAAAATTGTCCTTCAATATTACAATCCCAACCAGAACAACTAGTGGCATCGATTAGCATCGGGGTGTCTGCTACCGGCACTGGTGCTGCTTGTGTTGGTGCTGGTGGTGCTGCTTGTGCTGGTGCTGGTGCTGCTTGTGCTGGTGCTGGTGCTGCTTGTGCTGGTGCTGCTACTAGTGCTGCTGCTTGTGTTGGTGCTGCTTGTGCTGGTGCTGGTTTGCGATCATCAATCCACTTAGATGTTCCGCCAGAACCACATTGTCTATCTCTATCTTCTTTCGTTGAGTATGTATAACCACAGCCAGTATACACTGTAGCACCTCTGGCTAACTTATTAATAACATTAGAATCATCAATCCACTTAGATGTTCCACCAGAACCACATTGTCTATCTCTATCTTCTTTCGTTGAGTATGTATAACCGCAACCAGTATACACCGTAGCACCTCTTTCCAAACTTTTTAATTCAGTTATTGCTGGTGCTGCCGGTCCCAATATTATATCTGTCACTGCGTAAGAACCGCCCCGTCTTGCAGAGTTCCAAATATCAATTGTGAGTTCATCAATAGAGTTACACTTATTAGTATAGCGATTTTCGATAAAATTTCCATTAGAATCGACAGACGCCATCTTGAACCAACCTCCATCAGACCCGCCGAAAACATATATATTTTCACTTACTTTAAAAGGTATTTGGTTTTTCCATTTCCTTCCTTCGTTTGAAATGAACGTCCCTTTCTGTGGAACTTTTTGATTACCCGTCATTCCCTCAACACCATAATACATCTTGTATAATTTTAAGCCAAAATCACTTAAAAAATGTTTGGCTACGAAAAGCACTATAACTGCCAAAACAATATTAAACACGTTTTTTCCTATAGCTGACATATATATAATTATCCAATATTTTATTTGAAATGTAAAACACCCTAAATAATTAACCGTTTTAGCAAGATTTTTATCTAAATTTTAATATTCCAATAATGTATATTAAAATGGCAAAAAAGAAAGTTCAAGAAAAAGATAAACCAATGAATGAACGATGGAAGGATTATGGCATAGCATATTTAAAGTTTTTAATTCAGTTTATTATATGGGTATTAGTTGGTGGAATGGCATTATGGGCATTACAAAATAAAACTTCAGAAACATCATTGCCCTTTGATATGACAAAATTACCATATGAAAATTCAGGAAAAGTTTCGGCAAGTTCGCAAATAAACAGTTTTGCTGATATTCCTTTATTCAGTTATAAACCTCCCGTTGGATTTCCTTATAATTTTAAAGATCCTAATGAATCAACATGGGCAGAAGGTTTTGGAAACTGGTTTTCAAGAACCGAATCAGGTTCGTGGGGATTTGGACGTAAAATCTTATTTGAAATAGGAAGATTATTTTCTATAGGATTTTTAGTATTATCAAAAATTCCAAAAATACCAGGCATTTCTATGGATTATTATAATATAGCTGAATTAATAAGCATTTTCTTATTACCTATATTAGTTATTTTTGGTATTACTATCTTTCAACCAATTACAACAACTTTAACTACAATAGGTTCGTCATTTTACGATAACAGTTGGTTTTGGGGTATGGTCGGATTGTGCTTTCCTGTATGGATAATGAATTTTTTCAATATATTGTTACAAAATATTTATTTAGGTATTTTCTTGTTTTTGATGCCACTGACAAGTGGTGGATTTACAAAATTACGCAAGACTGTATTTAAAAATAAAATGATGTTTTTATGGATGATTCTAATTGGAGCTGTAGTTATATCAACCGGATATTTGCCAGCGCAAATAACTGTTGGAATGACTTTAGGCTTAATTATGCTTATGGTTTGGCATTACTTTTTTGGCCCTATTGCAAGTCAAGCTTTATCTAAAATTGTAAAATCAACTACATCGAATTCTAATAATAGTTCTAATTCTACATCAAATTCCAATAATAGTTCTAATTCTACATCAAATTCTAATAATGATTCTGGCAACGCTTCTAACTCTAATTCAGAAAAAATGCCTCTTCTAAAAAAGAGAAAGATGAAGATGAATAATGTTCCACCTGATGCCATAGGAAAAATATTTGAAAAGTTTAATTTAAATTAATAAAAAGGATTTAATAATTAAAATCTTTTTTATTTATGGGTAATAAAAGACAAAAAAAAAAGGTTTCATCCAACGGAAAGCCGTTTGTAAGCATTTGCACACCAACCTACAATAGAAGAAGTTTTATACCAGCTTTAATTAAATGTTATCAAAATCAAACCTATCCTCAGGAGTTAATGGAATGGATTGTTATAGATGACGGAGAAGATTGTGTTAAAGATTTATTTAAAAACATTAAAGGTGTAAAATATTTTAGATATGAAGAAAAATTAAAACTAGGAAAAAAAAGAAATTTATTGCACGAAAAGTCGAAAGGTGATATTCTAGTTTATATGGATGATGATGATTATTATCCTCCTGATAGGGTGAATCACGCAGTGAATAGATTAAGATCGAAACCTGATTGTTTGGCTGTAGGAAGTAGCGCTATTTATATTTATTTTAATGATTTAGATAAAATTTATCAGTTTGGTCCTTATGGAGAAACACACGCTACAGCAGGAACCTTTGCTTTTAAAAAAAAATTATTAAGTATGACAAGTTATCAAGATAACGCTGAAGGTGCTGAGGAAAAATATTTTTTGAAAAATTATACGATTCCTTTAATACAATTAAATCCAATGAAAACAATATTGGTTTTTGCTCATCAACATAATACATTTGATAAAAGAATTTTGTTAAAAGGTGGACCCAACCCTTATATAAGAGAAACAAAAATGAAACCTTCACAATTTATACAAGATAAATCTCTTTTAGAATTTTATCAAAAACAATAAAATATTACTAATATATATAATGCTAGCCAAACTTTTAAAACCTGTGCGCGAGCTTTTTAATACATTTAGAAAGCAAAATACTATTGTTAAAATTCTTTGTATTATAACTATTTTAATTGTTTCCAGAACTATTGTAGAGAGATTAACTTGGGGTTTATTTTCCGAAAAATATGTTGAAAACTTTGGAATCGGTCCTGAAACTGCATTTGCTGGAGCCGTTGGTGCTGAGATGGTTCTCTGTCATATGACTAATTGTGGACATTGTAAAAAAATGATGCCTGAATGGGATAAATTTTCAAAACAAGGAAAAATAAAGACAAGAAAAATAGAAGTTAGTCAGGATGAAGATTTTATGAGAAAACACGATGTTTCTTCTTTTCCAACTATTTTGCTCCTTGATAAAAGTGGTAAAAAACTTGGTGAATATCAAGGTGAAAGAGATGCTTCAAGTTTTGCAGAATATGCCGCAAAAGTTAAAAAATAATTATTCAATGTAATTATAATTAGAATAGATGTTTAAATATTTGTAAATGCGATTAATATCTAATTTACTAATGTCATAGTTATCATCTTCAAATAAAGTATAAATCTCATCTATAGAATGAGTTTTTTTTAGATTCAAAAAGAAACAAAACATATCCTCTCTATCCATATTTAATTGTTCACACAATTTTTGAATAAATAGAATATTATTATACTCTGTTGAATATTTGGTCAATACTTTTGTAAAACGAACATCAGATGGATTAAAATTAAATTTTTTATCATTGAATTCTTGAAACAAAAAACTATTGTAAAATGATTTAATCATAGAACTCATTTCATTAAATATCCAAATTTGTTTCTGAAATGTAATTCGGTCAGTATAATCAGCAAAACAAATATTTTTTAAAACCTTTATATAAAAAGGGACTGCTTGTTTCTTGCCATATTTCTCCAATATATCAATAATATTTTCATGAAAAAGCAAAGCCACACTAGTTCTGTCAGTTTCATTCATAATATAAGAATGTTCCATAAGTGAAAATCGATTATTTAATAATTTTTTCGTTATTTGTTTTGTATCTTCATTATAATGTTTTGGTTGAAAGATGTTTTGTATAATTTTATTTTTCAATAAGCTCTGATGTGATTTATAAATTTGATAAGTAGATTCTAATTTTCTAATATCGCCTTGAATAAAATCAATTATTATGTCCATATCGGTATTATTAAGATTAGGCATAAGAATACTAGATATAGTTTTAATTTGAGAAGTTGTGGGAGTATTTAATCTTATTGTTTCACAAACCTTCATCATCTCTTTAATTTTTTTGTCAACGTGGAAATTACTAATGCAAATAATAGGAATCATAGTAATAGCTTCTTTTTTTTGTTTCTTTGTTTTTTTGGGACGAATCAACTTGATTAAACTATTAATGCCTCCTTTATCACCACTATTCATGCCATCTATTTCATCCATAACAATAGCAATTTTTTTGTATTCCATTTTTTTATTAAACATTGATAATATGTTTTTATCCGACATATTGTATTTGGTTAGGTCACCTATAACAGTTTTATTTCGAATATCCCCAGCATCATAATGAATTATATCATAGTTTAATTCACGTAAAATATCCTTTACAAAATATGTTTTTCCTGTTCCTGGTGCACCATATACATATACTCCTCGGCGAGTAGAGAGATTATTTTTATTTGCTTCAAAATATACTAAAAAATCTTTTAGTTTATCTACACATTCTCCTCTATCTAAAATATTATTAATGTTTAATTGCTCCATTTATTCTTTTTTGTTTTTATATTTTTAAATACTAATCTCTCTGTTTTGATAATATTTTTTATCCTTTGAGAACATTTGGAAGAGTTATTCAATCTGGAAAAATATCGTAACCATTCTATTCTGTTCCAAAATATTTTGTTATGATAATAGATCTTTTTCCGTTTTTTAATAAGAGAAAGATTAGAATTCAAATAAAATCCAAAAATAAAGCTAAAATCATTTCTTATTAAAAATCTACTGTATCTTTCGAATATAGTTGGTTTGATGTCACATAGACGTTTTTTATAATATTCAATCCAATATTGTTTTCTACACAATGCTAACGATTTTAAAGGTATGTAGTTAAAAATGTAATCTTCAATCTCGTTGGGTAATTTATCCATAAAGATATATATTTTGGATAAATTATTTAACAGATAGGTCTAACTATAGTTCCTTGTCCTGCAGGATTTTTAATTCTTTCAGTTCTGTTTGTGACCCCATCCCACGTAAGACCGTGTGATTTCGCCCAATCGCACCGAGCTTTTAAAGCTTCGCTGCTACAGGGTTGGTTGGCAGGACAACTCATATTACCAGTGCCGAAATTTGTCACACCTGGTGCAGCATTTCCTAAACCTTGGACATTTTTACAGCTTTGACTGGGTTGATTGTTGGTGCTGGCAACCGCTTCAAAATAATCAGGACAAGCCGGTGTTTCTGGTGGAAATGCTGCATCTCCTTTAGCTGAGTGAATTAAATAAGCAACTATACATAAAACAATAATTAAAGTCACTAAAGCAACTGTTAATACAATTCTTTGAAAGGACATTATATAAAATTATATATATTATTTTTTTTCGTTTATTAATATAATAATGAATGCAAATGCAAATGGTAGAGTTGATATTTTAGGAGATAAAGCACCAGATATATTTCAATTATATGACAGAGTCCCTGTTAATAATAAGATAACATCATACAGACAAGCGCTAACGGGAAATTGGGAAAATAATATGATTTCAAATACATTTTTTAGTGCAGATAATATCAAAATTATTCAAAATGGTATCAGAGCTGGTGTATATAAATTATCAAACCAACGATTTCTTATTGGACCACAAGATTTAGATACATTGAAAATTATTATGAGAAGTATTTTTCTTCAACATTCACTAAATGACCCTAAAAATATTACACAACAAATAGTAGGTTTAAATAAACTTGTAATGAATTATAGTGTTCCGCAAATAATTGGGGAAGCAGAGGGTTATGTTAAATTCAAAAATGATGTTAGCACAATGGCAACACCTATGGATAGACCAACTTCCACTTACTCATCCAATACACTTGAATTAAAACCGTGGTTCTAATTAACTTAAATTAAATATAATACTTAAATTAAATTTAATTTCTCAAATGGATTAAAAATAAAGAGCTCTTCCTATTAGATTTTCCAATGTATTGCAGATATTTATAATACTATTCATAATATGCAGACTAAAATCAGAAAACTTAATTTGTTTAGCAAAATCATTTTGGTATATAAATTTTTTATTAGCATCTGAAAATCTCTCTAATGTAATAAGAATTTCCTTTGTTAAAGTCTGGCAATTATTTCTACAAATAGACCAATTAAAAAATATATCATTTCCTATTCGTTTTTTAGTTTTATCAAGAAGTTTATTTAAAGTATAACGTTTTTTAATTGAAATTTTTTTCATATCTTGTTTGCTAGATATTCTAAAATCTAAAGCTAGTTTCAAGCAATTATTTTTTTCTATTAGAATCTTTTTTCGAGTCTTATCTGGTAATTCTACCTCAGCTATGATAGAAGTATGTTGTGGAAAAAAAACACTATTATTTGTTGTTGCAATATATTTCTTCATTTCTCTCTCAAACTTATAAAAAGTAATTAAATTCAATAATACTTTCGCGAATTTTGTTATAGGTTGTCTTACTAAATATATACGCTTGATGTTATAGTCTCCATATGTATTTAATATTTCTGAACAATCATTATTATATTCATTAAAATAGTAGTAATCTTTGTCTATGCTCATTTTCAACCATTTGTAAATATAATAACTACTTGTTATCCAAATAAAAAATCCTAATATAAAAATACAAATTAAACATATCAATATTAATTTCCAGTATTTTAACTTAATATTGATATTAATACCAAAAAGATTCATGTAATATAAAATGAAAAAATTTATTCTATATTAAACGTTAAATACAGCAATTATTGCTTAACATTATTATTGATTTTAATCTTTTGTTTCTTCTTTTTCTTAATTTTTATACCCTCGATACGTTCAATACGAGCTTTAATATAAATTGTATATTGCTTCTCGAACGCCTTTATTTCCTTCAACCACATTTGTTCAACCGTTGTAGATTGCAATAGCGTATATTCAGATTGAATTTCCAACAACCTATCTTCCAACTTCTTCATATTTTCTTCTTCCACCTCTTCAATACGCATCCCTCTAAGATATTTATAATCCTCATCTTCGTCAATTACATCATAACTTCTAGACTGTAACAAATCAATTACCATCTGTTTCTTTTTTCTCCTTAGGTCAATAACATTATCGCATTGTTCCTTAATAAATCGCACCTTATTTGTCAATACTTTGATTAGACGCTCAAGTTGTTTCAACTGATATGCTTTTCTATCTTGATACAGCTTGTATCTCACAGGAAAATATTCATCAATAATTTCTTGAATCGTATTAAACTTTTTCAAGCGTTGGTCAGATGTGAACATATGCATATTTGTTGTAGTAATGGTTGTATATAATTTCAACTTTTTCTCCAACATTGAGCAACCATATTCGGTGAGTTTGTTTCTAAGAGAATTAATTTTCCCGTCAGGTAAAGTGACAGTATAATCAATTCCATCATTAGTGCACAAATCTCGGAAATTTTTAATAATAGGCCTTTTCTTTTTACCTTTTTTATCTTTATCTGCCATCATATATTCCAAATCATTTTTGTAATCAGTTGTCCACGTGCCAACAGGTAATTCAGTAATACGAATTGTTTTACTATCGATAATTTCAAACTTTCCTTTTACTAGATATTTATGTGTAGCAATTTTAACTATTTCTCCTTTAAATCCTTCAAAATATGGAACAATATCACCGATTTGTTCTATAGGATTCTTTAAACGACGTTTGATATAATTACTAAGTTCTAGGGGATTAAATGAAGTTCCCTTATGACTAAACCCAGTTCCAATGCCTTGACAACCATTTACAAGGGAAAAGGGAATAATAGGAGCATAATAATCTGGTTCAACAGTCATACCATCATCATCCAAATAGTTAAGCACAGGAAAATCGGCTTCGGGAAATATTTTATATGTAATGTCATTTAACTGAGTAAGAATATATCTCGGAGAAGCCGCATCTTTACCTCCCTGCAATCTACTACCAAATTGACCTTTCGGGACAAGTGTGCTAATATTATTGGAACCTGTGAATTCTTGTGCCATTCCAATAATTCCACCCGTCAACGATACTTCGCCGTGATGATATCCGCTATGTTCAGAAACATATCCAGCCAATTGTGCTACCTTAATTTCACGATTCAACTTTTTCTTGAAGGAAGCATACAGAATTTTTCTAAGACTCGTTTTAAATCCATCAATAGCTGAAGGAATACTTCTTTCACAGTCATATTTCGAAAAGTGAATAAGTTCGCGGTCCACAAAATCCGAATAACTAATTTCTTGTTTATCTGTATCAAGAACAGAGTCTCTATTATAATTTTCTAACCACGTTTTACGCGAATCTGCTAATTTTTTGTTGAAAGCTTTATCAAGTGAATCATCACACTCTTTACCTTCGTGGGTGAATGTAATAAAACGCTTCTCTTTAAAATATTCCTTAAATTCTTTAGCTTGAGATGTTCCCAAACCCTTGAAATATTTAATTCTCCAACCTTTACCATTCTCGTTGGATTGCTTCCAATCTCTGTATTGTTTTTCATTATAAAATGAAACGCTTTTAACGCCTCGCATAGCTTTAATAATTGGAGTATTCATAAATCCCAAAAATCCAGGAATTCTTACCAGTTCCTTCCATTGAGATTGAAACAAATTAATGCATAAACCCTTAATGTGAGACCCATCCAAATCCTGATCAGTCATAAATATAATTTTACCATATCTTAGAGACGTTTTCAAATCTTCTACTGTGTATATCTTGTTTGAATTCAATCCCATAATTTTTTTGATATTGGCAATTTCCTCATTCATATTAATTTTACTCTGAGCAATATCCAAAACATTCATTAATTTACCCTTGAGTGGAAAGATACCATAAAGATTTCTATCATCCTTAGATAAACCTGATACAATCCCTGCTTTAGCTGAATCTCCCTCACACAAGAGAAGAGTGCATAATCCACTTTTTTTAGTTCCAGCAAAATTTGCATCCATTAGTTTGGGAATGCCTCTTACAGAGCGAGTTTTCTTACCATCTGTATTTTTTGCTTTCTTCTGATGTTTAAGTTCATTAGAAGCTATTGCCATCTCCATAATTCCCATCTTAGCCAGCTTTTCAATAAACTTATTACTAACTTCGCATTTAGAACCAAATTTCGATACAGGTGTATTCATATAATCTTTTGTTTGAGAATCAAAAGCAGGGTTTTCAACAACACAATTTATAAACAACATTAGCTGCTCTTTAATTGTAGCTGGTTTAACCTTGACCTTTTTCTTTTTCTCAATATATACAATCAACTTTTTCACGATTTGATTTAAAATATATTCAACGTGTTTACCACCTTTACCAGTATGGATACCGTTTACAAATGAAACTTGGGTAAATTCATCAAGTGGAGACATACTTACAGCATATTCCCATCGTGGATGTGATTCAAACAAGCGTTTGGTCTCTTTCTTAGGTCCAATATACATATCAATATACTGTTCAAATTGACGAAAAGGTGCAGCTTCTCCATTAAATTTGACTTTAACTGTTTTATCGGTAACAGCACCAATATCATAGGTCCTTTTTTTTAGTAGATTAAACATATCATCAGTCAAATTTTCAATGCCAAATCTTTTGTAATCCGGCAGGAAAGTTACTTTGGTATATGGTTTTGTTTTACATTTTCTAACAGAAGGTTTGATAATATTATCAAGATTATTTTCAAATCGTTGTTTATATTTTAGACCTCTTACGTGGTCAATAGTCTCAATTTCGCCCCATTTTGAATAAATCAAAACAAGTTTAAAACCAAAACCATTTTTGCCTCCAACAATTTTCTTTTGAGTTTTATCATAATTTGTAGAAGTGCGAAGATGCCCAAAAATCATTTCCGGAATCCACAAATTGTGTTCTGGATGTTTTTCCACATCAATCCCATTACCATCATTAAGAATACTGATAACACCAGTTTCCTTATCAATAGTTACTTCGATTTTTGTTACAGGCATAGCGTCTTCACCACTGGCAATTTTTTGGCCAATGCGAACAAAATGGTCTCGTGCATTTACAATTCCCTCATCAAATAACTTGTAAAGACCTGAAATCCATTTATATTCTGCGTGTTGAAATTTTTGACCTGCTTCTGTATTTTTTAAACACCAATTTACAACACTATCTTCTTCTACAGATCCGATATAAGTATCGGGTGCATCAAGAATATGTTGTTTGTCGGTTTTTTTCTGATATTGTTTGGCTAGTTGTGTTTTTGTGTTAGACATAATATGATATATATTTCTTTTTTTTCTTATATCGTTTTTCAATTTTATATTTTCACAGGGGCCCCCCTACGATTTAGTAATCAGAAAAAAGTATTTAATTACAAAAAACTTAAATGCAAAAAGAAATAAATATTTATAATGTCAGAGAGACCTTCCTGGGATGAATTTTTCACCAAAATTGTTAAGGCGACGCGTGAAAGATCAGCATGTGAGAGGTTGAAGGTCGGTTGTTTGATTGTTAAAGACAACCGAATAATTAGCACAGGTTATAATGGATTTCTACCCGGTGCACCACACACATCTGTTGTTCGACATAATCACGAACAAGCCACAGTCCACGCAGAGCAAAACGCATTATGTGACTGTGCTAAAAGAGGTGTAAGTTGTGATGGAGCAACTGCATATATAACGCATTATCCGTGTATTATTTGCACTAGGTTAATGTTAGCTGCTGGCATTCATGAAATTAAATATTTATATGATTACAAGAATGACGAATTAGTTGAAATTTTTACAAAACAATTATGTGTTCCTGTGAAAAAACTTAAATCTGACTCAAATGAGTAGTTAGTTTAGTTATAGAATAATAAGATATACCAAACAAAATTGTCTTGCTTAGTAAACCGGTAAGACCTATTCTCCCATCTACATTAAATAATGAGGGAGCAAATCTCACCAAAACTTTCTGAAAATAAGGCAATTGAAATAAAAAGAAAAGGACCATAACAAAAATTGGCGTTTGCAATTCTTCATATAATGAATCCAAACTGTCTTGTTGTTTTTTAGCTTGTTTATTTTGTTTCCCTATACTTTCAAATGTTGAATCATCTTCAATATAATTAGACGTTGTAGATTCAGGGACAAAATTGGGTCTTACCTGATTATCAGCTGTAATCTGATTTGTTGTCATAGGAATATCACGACTAGCTAAATCTGTTAAACCATTTTGATTAGCTTGTTGAAGTCCTAAAACAATTTGATTGATTGAATTTTGCGATAATTGTGCTGGTGGAACAGGAGGACCTCCGACATTATTTTGTGACAACTCTTTTTTCTCCAAAACAACTCGATTAGGTTGCGCTGACATTTTATTAGGTAACCCAGATATACTAGATGTTCCAGATGGCTCAGGATCAACAACTACTGATTTGCCTACTGCTAAAGACATATAATAATAGTAAATATTCATAAAGTATCTACTATTACGCAAAAGGAATCACTTTTTTTGTTTTATCACAAGTACCCGTTTTTTTCTCAAAGGTATAACACTTATTATTATAACCAAACGTTTTTTTGTCTATATCTGTATATTTTGGTCCAAAAAATACTAAACAACTCCTCTCATTACATACTTTTCTAAAAAGAGTCGCAAGTCCTAAACCTAATACTGCTGAAATAACAATTTTACTATATCTACCATATAATAACCTTTTCACTTGAAAGACCATATATAATATGTGATTAATTTAATTTATAGGATAATCTATTATTTTTCCTTTATCTTTTGGACAATCTATTTCTTTCGCTGAAAAACTATGACAAGTTCCTCCTTTGTCTTTGTATTGAAGTTTGTCAACATTATCTGGAGTAGGATAAACATATATTGTTTGCGTATCAGGTGCTGATATATATACTAAAAACATACCAAATGCAAAAAATAATATAAATGTTGGTGCGTGAAAAAACTTCATATAGTATGTACAAATATTATCTTAATTGTATATTTATCACTTCTCCTTCGTGACCGGGGATATTTATTTCTAATTGTGATAAAGTATGGTGTTTCTGTATTAAATTATATGTATTATCACTATCATCAACATCTACCATACTTACAGCATATTTAGCGCGACGTATATTATCTTGTATTGGAATTATAGTTTCTATATATAATTCCATGGCTCGTTGTAAGATGATAATACTTTTTTCATCTCCTATGGGATTATTGTATTCATCTATCGTAAGTTTAAACTCGTTTAAAGCTTCTTTTAATCGAGTATTTAATTGTGATATATATACTGGAGTTGGTATTATTTTTTCTACACCTTCATCCTCTAATTTTGTTTCATTTAATTGATTTAACATTGTTTTTACTGTATTAAAACTATCAACAGTTTCTTTATATTCCACTTTTTGCGCTTCAAATTCTTGTGTAACAATCTCTTTATCTTTCAAACCAAATAATAAAGAAAGTTTCAGTGCAATAATATTAGCCATTTTATTATCTTTATCACTATTTAATGTTTCTAGAATTTCAGGCATCAACATATAATGACCCCTTTTAATATCAATGTTGAAATTACAAGATTCCGCTGCCATACATTGGCCTCTATAAAATCCTTCTGTATTAGTAAACGACATTCCACCAACACCTTTACAAAAAACACATTTTCGTTTTATTGCCTTTATTTTTGCTTTTTTCTGCTCTAAAGTTAATTTTCTATTTTTTAAATATTTCTTTTTTGTTCTTTCATAAGTGTCATCATATAATTTTTTTGCTTTAAAAAACTCTTCAACCGCCTTATCATAATCCATACGAGGTTTTTTATTATTGGGTTTTTTTTCTTCGGGGTTTTTTTCTTCGGGGTTTTTTTCCTCAACTTCGTTTATTTCATTTGGATTAGTTCCGGTTTCATTAATATCTTCAAAATCATTCATGGCAACCCACGATTCTTCATTGTTATTATCCATTTATACTTACGTTTTAAAAAAATTTTCGTGTAATTTCACAAAGTCACTCTCGAATTTGGGAAGATTTGTAATACTTTGACTTTGTTGTTGATGCTTAGAATCTGTAAGCGATTGTATTTTTGTTAATATATAAGTTTGCTTAAGCTTTTCTTTCTTTTTTCTTGCTTCTTCAGTTGGTCGAGTTTTATATTTATAAATCATTATTCCACCCAAAATAAATAAAAATCCTAATAAAAGTCCTAAATTTGTTAAATTATTGTAATATACTGTTCGTTTCTTATTGCAATTCTTTAATGTTTCCTGCAAAAAATATTTTGTACCCTTTTCAATTAATAATGGTTTATTATCCATATTCATAATATATTATGTTTATTAAATCAAATTATATTATACTTATTATATAACAATGATTTCTGCTTCGGCATCTTTAGCTATATTTTCCATCATCACGTGTGTTTATTTTGTCTTGCGTTATTTATTTTTAGACGGTTACAAAAAAAGTAATGCAACATTAAGTTATTTAGTTACAGGTTTATATGTATTGGCTTCTGTAGGGTCTCAATTTGCTATTAATTTTTCAAATGCAACAGAACATTGTGGTGAGCCTCAATTAGTAAGTACTTTTATTTACACAGTTTTTCCCAATTTTACAGTATTTGGATTAATAATGCTTCTTTTATATCTTTTTCCAGGATGGAGGGCTCCATTTGCTAATACTTTTGGATACGCAATAGCTTGGATACTAGGAGTAAAAGGAGTTTTTAATAAAATCCTACCGGCTAAAAGTGGTAATAAATTAATTCAACAAGTTTGTGAGGATAGTTCAGCATTTATAAATGAAATCACACCTGAAAATTTTGACGCTTTTATTGGTAGAATGCGACAAAATAAATTACTTTCAAGTGGGTCTGACGAATATATTCCAAAATTATATAATTTGGTAATGATAAAGGATAATATTGCTAAATTAATTTGGTATTTACTAACAGGATGCCTTGTTATTTCAACATCGTATAACGCTATATTGGGTATACAATGTAAGAGAAGTGCGAGTCAGTTGAAAGAAAAACAAAAACAATGGACCAGCAAGGTTGACTCATCAAAACCAAAAACTGAAAAACAATTTGCTGTAACAGATTAATACTTAAATTTAGGATAAGTTAAATAATACAAAACAAACAAATAACTAAATATTGCCAATATTAAAGATACTAACCATATGGGAACTACTGTTTTAGTATAGGAACCTAAACCAAATTGTCTTAAGGTTCCATCTTTATTATATAAAAAAGCTGGTTCCACAGTCTGAACTATACAAAATAAAACAATAAAAATAACTATAGATACTGATGTGGTATTACGTCGAATAAATAATCTGTTCATATTGAAATATATACAGATTATTTTATTTAAATTTTAAAACTTAAATCAGACAATATAATATATTTAATGAAAGTGCAAAGATTTGTCTCATTTTGTTTATATTTGTTTATTTTTTGTAATTCATTTGCATTAAGTTCAAATCCTCAAACAATCTCTTGTACTGGACACGACGCTTGCAAAAATCAGGTTTGGAGCGGTGAATATGATATCAAATGTGGTGCGTCAAACAGTGAAAGAACTTGTAAGTCAACAACATTAAATTGTGCTAAAGATGGTGATTGCACTGTAAAAACACAGGGAAGTGGTCATGATGCCTATCAATATAGCACTGTAAATGCAAAACAGTCAAATTCTTTTAAACTTACTTGTCAAGCTAGTGGGCAAAGAGATTGTAAATCTATCACAATATGGTGTCCACAAAATTCTGGTAGCACTTGTGAATGCGTAAGCTGTCCTTCGACAGTTACTATGAAATGTGTGCTAGGGGTTAGTTGCACATCTGTATCAAATGCTCACATTGATTATGTGGCACCAGATAATTATCAAATACCTGATACAATATGGGATAAAGATACAACACATACCGGAAAAAGGCCTGATTGTCCCTTCGCTCTAATACCTGGAGCAACAACAAATCATAATTATAAATGGGGAACTCTTACTGAATGTAAAAATGCATGTATTGGAGAGACTACCGGTAGATGTAATATGGTATCAAGATATGGAGAAACTACTAAAACAGCAACAGATAAGTGGCACTGTAGATTTTATGCTTGCCCTGACCCAGCTAATTTTATGTGGATAACTCAAGATCAATGGGGTAATTATGCGTCAGAAAGTAATACTTATAAAATGCCCATAAGACATTACATTGATACACCTACTATTTGCACACAAACCATAAACAAAACAAACTGGATTAATAAAACAAACTGGATTAATCAAACAAACTGGATTAATAAAACAAACTGGATTAATAAAACAAACTGGATTAATCAAACTGTAATAACTAATCAAATAGTATACAAATATATAAACATAACAAGCTTTATTAACGCTACACGATTGCTTAACAAAACGGTGTGGATTAAAAAAACAAACTGGATAGATAAAACGAGATGGCATAACAAAACAAGATTCATTAATAAAACAAACTGGATAGATAAAACGAGATGGCATAACAAAACAGATTTGGAGAATATAACACACTGTATAGATAAGATTCGTTGGAATGATAAAACAAGATGGACAAATGAAACAAGATATACTTATAAAATAAAATGGAAAAATGTTACTAACTATAAGATAATTAATATTACTAGAGAGATTACTATCGAAATACCTTATAATACAGCTTGTAAAAACATAACTATATACATTAATAAAACAGGTAAGATTACAAAAGATATTATAGAAACAAATGATAATAGTAATAGTCAGGTGATTCACTTTGAATCAAGCAGAATGAATAATAATTCAACCCAGGATTGTGGTAATAACACAACAAATAGAATTTTTCAAATTGGATTTTTTATAACACTCGCAATGACTCTATTATGTTTCCTTATGATTGCCTGGAAATGTGGATTAAAAGATTTATTGGAAGAATTTATGGATGATATGTGTTTTTGTGGTTGTAGAGATAATTTACAGATGTGTAAAACCATTTGTGGTATATGTCGAGAATGTTGTGAAGAAAATAATGAGCCAATTCATAATACAAAACCACATCCTCAAAATGCACCTAGAATAGAAATGAAAATAATTGAGAGAGTCGAAGTAGATGAAATAACAGGTAAAAATATAATTGTAAAACGATTGCAAGTGTAAGAAGCATTCAAGTATAATCAATATTATTTTATAAATATTATTGATTTTATAAGTCACCATAATCTAAGCGAAATTGGTCATCATCATCGCCCATATCATCATCTTCTGCAATATTATTAAGAGCATATACTTCTGTATTAATTCTATCGGCAATATCCATTTGCTCTAATGCATCAAAATTATACATATCCCTATTCTCTCTAACAACTTCACTATTATTATTTAATTCTCGTTCAATTAACATATCCTTATCTATTTCATTTCTTTCTCTATCATATTGTTCTTCATCATAAACAAACAATGCTTTGGTTTGTCCAAGACTCCAATTTCCTAATCTTTGATTTTTCATAATATTTTCTATTTCACGTTCTTCAACAGTTAAATCTCCCAAACGAGTAGTAATCTTATTTTTTTCTCTTTCTTTGGCTCTAAGAACGCTGTCAATTATATCACTATTTGAATAGTTAAGAATATTTTTGTATGATGACATCATATCTAAATAGACAGTTAGCAAATTATTTAATTTTTCATTTCGCTGTTCACGTCTACCTTCAAGAAGTTCAGCTTCTAATGAATATGCTAATGATGAATCTTGAACTTCTACCTCATCATCATCTCGAACATCATCAACAACAAGTTCAACCGGAACTTCCATTAAAGAATCCATATACATATTGAAGCAACACAGCAAATAAAAGAAAGTAAGCTCTTTTAATATTTTTCCACTCATTATAGTCTTACGTTCTGTTTCAGCAAAAAAGGGTGTTGCATTCATCAAATCAAGCAAATCATCTGTTTTGGAAATTACATTATCCAAAATACTTGTTAATTCATTATCTCCAAAAAATTGTTCCAAACTACTATATTCTTTAAATATGATTTCCTGTATATCAGTTGTATGAAATTCTGACTTACCAACCTTCCAATGCTTAGGAATTTTTTTAGATTTGAAACTATTTTTATTTTTGATAATATTTGGATAAACCTTAGCTAGATTAAAGATAATAATTTTTAAATACTGAACAATTGCATAATCTGTTTCATCTGTTTCTGTCATATAAATACCTTGTCCCCTTGTTTTCCAATTTAAAATAAATGAATCTTGGCGTTTTTTATTTTTTTTAAAACTACCTTTAGATTCACGATCTGGAAAAACTTCTTTAATGAAATCGCGGATAGTAGGTTTCAATCGAACAGTTGTTTCTATGTTAGTTAATAATTTATTGACTGTTTTGTTATTAAATTCTTGTAAATAAGCCAGTAATTCCACAACACCTTCGTCAGAAGCTTCAGCATACTCTATATAAAATCTATCAATCAATTCATATAACTTATCCAATACCACTTCACCACACAAAAGAGGATTTTCTTTTTCTTTTAAATATTTAATAGTGCCTTCAAGAGCGTGTTTTGCTGAAACTGTAACAGGATTCAAATCAATATTTACTATTCTTTGCTTGTTTACAGAATTTACAAGATTAATCATAGCCTCATTTGTAAAATTAAACCCATCGCGTTTAAGTAATACTATTCTATTTTCAAGAGGATGTTGACCATCAATCTTTTCAAAAAATTCTTGCACTTCATTATATAAAGTTTTAAAACCAAATGCATCACTTTTGACTGTAGAACCAATTTCTCCGCACAAAGCTATCAAATCATCCGTAATTGTTATGTTAGGATTATTATGGCAAAAATATATGAAAGAATGGTATATAGTTCTTTCACTATATTCATCCCCCAAAACAGTATATTTCATTTTAGTATCTTGGGGATTAAAAATAAATGGCGATTTAGTTTCCTCAAGAGTTCCAAAATAAACAGCTGATAAATTTCTAATAATATTATTATATTTTTTAATTAATGGTGCACCCTCTACAAAATAATTATATGTATCGAAAGTTCCTTCATTACAACAAGCATTTTCAAGATAAGGAACAGTTGTTCCTTTATTTGTAAGAATAATAGAAACTTTATTCACAACTTTTTGAATTTCTTCTTGAATACCTAGAGAATAATAAAACATCATACCATATAATTTATTTAGTCTATCAAATTGGGTTGGATTACCAGATGCAATTTCTTGTATTAATAAATCGGTAAATTCTGGTCTAACTGGACTTAAATTTGAAACTTGTTGTGTAACAAGAGGAGGTAAAAAGAAACTCCACCCTTTAACATCAATATCTATTGGGATATTTGCTAGTTCTTTGTCATTACTTGTTTCTAAGTAAAATCTTTTATATGATATTTTTTCTTGAACTTCGGTTTCTTTTAAAACTTTTTTATCAATGATAACCTGAATTTTTTTAGATACATTATCCATAATCTTTTTTTCTTCAGCAACTCTTACTTCTTTTCCTTTATTTTTAATTTTCACCCTTACTTTTTTTGTTAATGATGGCAATATATTCCACGGTTCGGTATCAGATTTTAAATTCATTACAACACAAGCTAAATAATTCAAACTTTCCATATTTCCCATTGCTTCAGTGGGATATCCATAAAATGATTTTTTACATCCTGTTCCGAATGTTTTCACCGCATTAACTCCAGGTGTTGTAGTTTGTAAAGCAATTAAATAATAAGCCAATGTATAATACAATAGAAATTCGTTAACATATTTTTCATATGGTGCCATTTGTTTTCCTTTTTTTTTCATTTTTGCAACCTGAATATCATATTTTTTCTTTGTTTTTAATTCTTGTGTCAATCTTCTTACAGTATGTCTAATAATAAACTCTGATTCAGATAAAACGGAAATACCCATACTTTGGTCTAATGTATTAATCACTCGAGATATTATTTGTGCATTTTTATCCTTGTATAGTTCTTCTTTTTTCATTTCAAAAATATCAATTAAAATATCTCCTTTATCTCTCTGTATTAAGTCATAACTAGTCAAGGGTCTACCAGCAGCATCAAATCCTTCCAATTGTTCAAATTCCAATTGCCTAATTACAAATCCACTATATTTATCTACAATCATATCACCATTATCACTTTTTGTCCCTCTATCAGCACAAATTTGATCTAAAATCATTGAATATTGACTTTTATAATAAGCTTGTGCTAACTCGTATAAAAATGTTGGCAATAATTTAGTATTTGTAGTTATACAATAATACCAATACATATCTTCTTGTTCATCAGCTGATGGAGACCAAAAAGCTTCTCTACAATATTTATTTACAAACGCTATGATATTTTCTTGTTTTTTTACAAAATCAGAGTGAGACAAAACAACATCTAATATCTTTTGATATGGTGAGACAGTTCTTTCTACATCATCTAATTGCAATGCTATTTGAACTTTATTCATATCATATTTTCTTAATTCATAAAACTGAATTGCTTTTAAAAGACTTATGACACGCAATGATTCATTCAATTCAGATTCAACAATCACTTTAAGATTATCACTTGCAATATGGCTTTGCCCTTCAAAATGTTGCAAAATTTCTTCTACTAGTTGTTTATTTAATTTCGCCTTGTTTTCATCATTATCACCACATTCATTTCTAATACTTAAACATTTTGTTTTAAGATTACAAAATGCTACTTCATCAACTTCTTTACCTCGTAAACCATCATCAAGGCGCCATCGATTATTATCTCGAATATAATAATATAAATCACCTTCTCTATCCAGTAATGCATATTCTCCATCTCTGACAAGACGTTTACCTTCAATTAAAGCTTTTGCTTCAGCCAATGCATCTACTTCTTTCATTCCAACATTTTCCTGCAAATGAAATATTATTTGATTCAAAAGAACTGTTTCACCCATCTGTTTAAATTCTGTAAAACTATCTAAAATATCATACCTAGTAGGGTCATATTTCTTATCAAAATAAATATCATTATCATCATCTGCAGATAATTCATCCATTTCAACATATTTTTTCGCAAGAACAAATTCAGAACATTCTTTTGATTCATTACTCGATAATTCTCTGTTAACTTCACTTAATTTATCTTGCAATTGTTCGCCAATATCAATTGAACTATTTAATGACAGCATATCCAATGATAAAATATTATTGAATAATTTACCACCATCGATAGATATTATTTGTCGTAAAACATCACAACTAGAAACAGTTTTAATGTCATATTCTTTAGCTGCTACCATTCTTCCCGATTCTCCTGTTGTTGGAATTTGTATATTAGAGAGAATTGGTAAAATAATATCTGGATGTTCGAATGATTTTTGTCCAATATATCTCAAAAATTCTGGAACACTACCTACAATTATCTTTTTTCGTATATCTATTTTACTACGCATATAATCAAGAATTAACTTATAAGTTGGAAAACTAATATCATTTGCATAAACAAGAAAAGGTTCCATCTGTCTAACTATCTCATAATACGAAGAATCGTTGATTAAATATTTTTGTATAATTTCAAAAAGTTTATCTGTTTTTGGAACAAGTTTATTTAAATAATCCTTGTAGCTTTTTGTGTCACGATCTTCATAATCAACAGTTTGTTTAAAACTATATTCTTTTATTTTTTTGATAAATGTTTTTGTATCTATATCGGGAATAGCCTTATCTTGTTCGATAATTTGCTGTTCTACTTCGGTGTTTTCTTGTAATAAATCATTCAGAATGAAATTAATATTATGTAAACTAGCTTTTCGTAAAATATTAGTAAGAGGTAAATTAATATTACTATATTTAAATATACTTTCAGGTAAGGTGATAAATCCTACAATATCCATTTTATCATTTTTCGTTAACATTTTAATCTCGGGCCCCAATTTAGATTTTTTAAAATCTCGATAATAAATACCTTTTAACCCTGTTATATATCTAGTATTTATAAAACGTGACCTAATAGCGACACCCGGTTTTACGGTTTTTTCTTTTCCTTCAGGCGCAAACGCTTTGATAGCACCGGAATAAAAATCTCCAAGATTATCTATAACTGCATTAAAATTATTATTTACACGTGTTTTAATAATCAAATTATTAGTATCATTTGTAGTTAAAAATGGTGTTTCTAATTCACTAATACGATTAACAAGAAAATAATATTTATTTTGATCATCAGGAACATCTCCACTTAAATACTGTTGGAAAATTTCGCCTTCTTCGTCAAGTTTTTCTCCTAAGTTATAAGGGATAATATCATCACTTGCTGTAACTGTTAATGGGTCAACATTATAAGTTTTTTTTCTATTTCTTACAACAGGCATTATCCAATGTAAAGGTGTATCTAAGCTATATAATGCTTCGACTAAAGGTTTATACTCGAACCCTTTTTTCTTTGGTGTAACTGCCAAACCTTCTTTGTTAAATATTGAGAATGATTCTCTCAGTTGTTCATATCTTTCTATCATTGTATGAATTTTATTAATAACAGTATTGGTTCTTTGATTCGAAGGAATAGGTGCCAATAATTCGTCAAGCAAATCATCTGTTTGATTTTTTATACTATATCTTTTTTCATTTTGTGAAACTGTAACAACTTGTATTACTTCACCCAAATCATCTCCAAATATTATATCATCGGCATCAACTAAAATTTCTTTTCTGCGGGCTTTAATAACCTCTTGGGTAATCTCTCTATCCTCCATATCAAAATCAACTTCAGGAGTGATTTCTAAATTATTCAACTCACCTGTATTTTGTTCTTCTGTAACCTTTTCATCAATCTCTAGACTAGGAATTTCAAATGGTTTTATCGCAACAATAGGCAAATCAAGAGGTATACCTTTGTAATCGAAATCAATATATAAAATTTTTTTATCAGGATGTGTAGTTATCTCTATCATATCATCCCGTAAATTACTAATAATACCATTTACAATAACAGGTTCTTCTCCATCAAATTGGATGCTTATCCCTCTACCAAAAGTTAAACCATTTTGTTTTGCAAATCCCTTATGTTCAGGAATACTTAAAATGTTGATTGTTTCAATACTTTCATCTCCTAGAACACCATTTTTTTTATTAATAATCAAATCTTCGTTTGTATCTGTGTCAATAAGCCGTATTATATTATCATCTAAATAATCAATAAAATAAATTTTATCATGAATATTAGTATTTGTTGGTGCTTCTATTTGAATAATACTACCTAATTCTAAATAAATAGATTCGTCTGAAACAGATTCATTCATATCTTATAAATACAGTAGAAATTATCTCAAATACCAAATTTACATAAATGAGTTAAAGAAAGTAACATATTAACTTTTATACAATGTCAAATCTTTATAACCTTACCACTTACAATGGCAAAAATATATGGGATGTGTTAGATGAAAATATTGAGAATGGTGAATTTAATGTAAAGACTCATAAAGACTATCTTATTGTGAAATATAATAAGTCCCGACTTAATTATAGTAATTATAAAACCTTGGGTTTATGGCGTTCTGTAATATTAAATAAAAAAACTAAAAAAATATTAGCTTTTTCTCCTCCTAAATCATTGTCGTGGCTCGACTTTACACAAAATAATACGGTTGAAGATTGTGTCATAACAAAATTTGAGGAAGGCACAATGATAAATTTATTTTATGATAAAGATGTTGGAGATTGGGAAATTTCAACAAAAAGCAGTATAGGGGGTAGATACAAATATTTTAAAGAATCTCCCAAAACGTTTCGAAGTATGTTTTTGGAGGCTATGAATTATACAGGATTGGAGTTTAATATGTTAAACCCTGATTATTGTTATTCTTTTGTTTTGCAACATCCAGAGAACAGGATTGTAGTATTGCATAAAAAAATGAAATTAATTTTAACAAATATATATCAATTCCAAGATATGAATGTTTATGAACAACCAATTTCAATACAATATATTTCTGAAGGAGAATCTATAGAGAGGGATGTTATGGGAGATATATTAACATCATTGCAAAAGAAATATGCGGCCGGCGCCGCTGAACATACCTGGGAAGAAATATACAATAGCAATCAAAGAATGGACCTTGAATATACAAATGTAGGTATTCAAGTGTATAATAAGACAACTGGTTATCGGACTAAATTACGTAACCCTAGTTATGAACAAGTAAAATTTTTAAAAGGTAATTCACCAAAACTGCAATTTCAATATTATAATTTGAGACAAGCGGATAAAGTGAAAGAGTTTCTGGCATATTATCCTGAATATAAAATAGAATTTTCACGACTAAGGTCAGAATTGCACAAATGGACTAGACAATTATGTATTCTTTATCGCGAGTGTTTTATCAACAAGAAAAAACCATTGCGAGAATTTGCTCATCAATTTAAACCACATATGTTTCATTTACATAAATTATATCTTGAAGAACTAAGAACAGAGGGAAATTATGTGTCATTGGGCGAAGTAATAAAATATGTAAATTCGCTGCATCCAGCAAAATTAATGTATGCTATTAATTTCCATCATAGAAAAAATACAATAGATATTATTCAAGCCTCATCTGATATATCAAAAGAATCACCAAAAACCGAAGTATAAAATTTATATTATACTATATAATAAAAATTTTATAAAACTGAATAAACTATAAATCCTTAATATGTTGTAATATTCTTTTTCCCACCTGACAAGAATACTCAATCATAGTATTAATTTCACTTTTGGGCTCTACTTCATTAATAAAACTAAGACGAATAATACTAAACTCATCGTGTGGATGTTCTTTAATAAAGCCTATAAAATGCAATCGTTTATTGGTCTTAAAATAATCTGTATGAATAATATATTCCAAAATTTTGCCCAATGTATAATCATAATTTTTTAAGATTATGTCATAACTATTTGGTAAAGTTGTTTTGCTTGTTACGATTTCAATAAGTTGTTGTTGTGCAAGCTTTTCAACAACATCTAACTTATCGATAATTAAAGAACAAGCTTTTTGCAAGAGTTCTCTATTAGTATATACCCCAACAGTTTCTATCTTGAATATAAATGAATCTTTTTTTACAAATCGTTTAGCATCAAGAAGATACCAATTCTGTCTCTCTTTATCTATTTCTTCTGTTGTAAATCCTTTTTCTTCAAATGAATCACGAAGTGATGCCCATTCTGAATTCTGTTTGATAGGGTCTGATGTCATAAAGTATGTTGCTGTACTACACGTATTATACATTCCACTATTTTTAGCAGAAGAAATGCTGATTTTGCTCTCGATGTCAACTTCTTCTCCAGGAATGCTAGCGGAAATTTTCGGTCTTAATCTTGTAAACAATATGAAACCATTGGCAGGAGGTCCACTAGGAGGAAAGATACTGGAAACTTCAGAATCACTAAGATATTTACCTGTTTGGGTATCTAAAATTTGAAAGTCATTTGTTGTAACATATCTTATTGAATCGGTATCATTTTTAACCTTAATAATAACTCTCAAATTTTCTACTGGAGTATCCAAATCTTTAATATATATGGGAATACAACCCAATCTTTGTTTCAAAATTTCGTTATGAAATCTGCAAGTATTTTTATGAATGGTGGCTTCATTGTCTGAATCAGGAAAAGTTTTAAATACAAAACAAGGAATATCACTTAGCAATGTTCGTCTAATAGCATTAACAACACTAGTATTAACATTATCAATTTGAAATTCCAATGTTCCATTATCTTCAGTAGATCGAGAGATATTTGGAAGAGTAATACTACTAGTTATTTCTGGTGATGCAGTTAGAGATGTCATTTTTATTATATGAAAAGAGAATATTATTAAATCAATTTTCGAAATAATAAGTTATTTTTATAAATTTAGAAACTCATCTAAATTTATTAAATGAGTGCAATTCTTTATTATAGTAATTATTGTAATTCTTGTAAAAAGATGTTAATGTATTTTTCAAAGAGCAAAATAAAAAATGACATCCACTTTATACCGATTGATTCCAGAGTCGAAGAAAATGGCAAAATGTATATTGTATTAGAAAATGGTCAAAAAATGTTATTTCCTCCAATATTAACGAAAGTTCCTGCTTTACTTTTATTGCATCAAGGCAACAGAATAATATACGGAGATAATATTTACAAACAATATCAACAACAAGAAGCAATATTGAATCAAAAGGCTACAAATAATAATATGGAACCTTTAGCATTTTCGGGACATGAAATGGGAAGTTTTATGTCTGATCAATATTGTTATTTAGATTTATCTGCTGAACAACTAAAAGCTAAAGGGTCTGGTGGTTTAAGACAAATGCATAATTATACTACACTAGATTATGTTGATAAAATAGAAACACCTCCCGATGAATATGTGCCTGATAAAATAGGAACGGTTGATATGGGGAAATTGGAACAAAGGCGTCAAGCAGATGTTAAACTATCTTAATAATAAATAAATGAATGATATTATTTAAAAATTAAATAATATTATTTCTTATATGTCCTCACAAAAATCTAGTTTTTTAGGCGCCTTTAATACTCATCTCTTAGAACTTTTAGAAGATTTAAAAACACTTTATCCTGCTGATATTAATATTAAAACAGCTATTAGACTTGTATCCACGCTTAAAAAGGCCAACCCAAAAATGCTTTTAAAAGGATGGAAGGTAAGTGTAAATGATGAATATAAAAAACAAATAGAAGAAGGTGATTTTGATTTTTTCTTAAATAAAGAATATGATAGAGATATAGGAGGCGACTTAAAACAGAGTTCATCACAAATTTTAGACGCAATAAATTTGATTAAAATTAAGTTTAGAGATATGGATGAAACAAATAGAAAAAAAACTATAAAATATGTTCAAAATTTAACAAAACTATGTAACTTATATTTTACGAATTAGTTTAACTTAAATATTTAAAACATTTATTTAAATATAACAATGGAACAAAAAACAAAAGAAAAAAAAGCTGCTGTCCCCAAAGAATTTATGAAAATTCTGAAAGATTTTTATGTAGATATTTTCACAACGTTTCCAGAATGCAAAGAAAAAGTTGACAAAGATTTGATTGTAAATTTGATGGAAGAAAAAGGTGAATCTGCAAATGTTAAAGAATTACATAATTATTGTAGCACTTTATATCCTCAAAAATTTTTTGATATTTTATATGAAAATGTTGAAATTTTTACAGATGCATCTTACAATGCATTTTTTCTACCTGATATAGATTTCAAAAAACTATGGGAAGTAGATATTAGTGATAATACTAAAAAAGTAATATGGAAATATTTGCAATTAATTTTATTTTCAACTGTAAGTGGTCAAAAAAACTGTGATAGTTTTGGAGATACAGCTAAATTATTTGAAGCCATAGATGAAGATGAATTCAAAAAAAAATTAGAAGAATCGATAGGTGAAATGAGTAAAGCTTTTGATATAAGTGGGATAGAGCAACAGTTTAGTGATATGTCAGGAGTAGATTTAAATGATTTGCCAGATCCAGAAGAATTGCATAAACATATTACTGGTTTATTAGATGGTAATTTAGGTAAATTAGCACAAGAAATTGCAGAGGAAACAGCAGAAGAATTAAACATGGATATGGAAGATGCTACAAGTGTAAGTGATGTTTTTCAAAGTCTTTTTAAGAATCCTGGAAAATTAATGAATATGGTAAAAAAAGTGGGAAGTAAACTCGATGCTAAGTTGAAATCAGGTGAGTTAAAGGAAAGTGAACTAATGAAAGAAGCATCTGAATTAATGACAAAAATGAAATCTATGCCTGGTATGGAAAATATGAATAGTATGTTGGGTAAGATGGGAATTCCGTTAGGAAAAAATGCCAATGTCAATATGAATGCGTTTCAATCGCATATGAAAACAAATATTCGAAAAGCCACACAAAAAGAACGAATGCTTAAAAAATTGGAGGAAAGAAGGGCGGCAAGAGCTGCTGCTGAAGCTCAGTTGGCAGCTGCCAAGCATATGAAAAATGGTCAAAATGGTGAAGAAACAACTACAAAAAAAACTAATAACAAAAAAAAGAAGCGAAGGAGGAAAAATCGGAAAAAGTAAAAAATATATAAAAAAAATAACTACGGATATATATACTAATGTCGGACGTATTTTGGTTAGATGATCCTAAAGTTTTATTCGATATGAATCATATTACAGAAATATTACCACCCTCAAAAGGTAGTTTTGAGCAAAAATTAAACGCTGTTACCCGTTTAGTAATTTTGCTCACTTTATTAGGTTTTGTCGGAACAGGTTCTGTAAATATTTTAGTTTCTGCTGTAATTACTTTAGTAATTATTGTTATAGTTTTTAAAACACATCAAACGAAAAATAAGAAAAAAGATTTGATTAAGCAAATTAAAAAGGAAGGATTTACTAATCCTGAAGTATATAAATCAACAAAAAACAGTTTTACAGCACCTACAAAGAAAAATCCATTAATGAATGTTTTATTGCCTGAAATACAAGACCAGCCCAAAAGAAAACCAGCTGCACCAGCTTTTAACAAAGAAGTAGAACGTGAAATAAATGAAAAAACTGCCGATCCTAGATTATTTCTTGATTTAGGAGATAAAATAGAATTTGACGGTTCTATGAGAAATTTTTATGCTACAGCGAACACAACTATACCAAACGACCAAAGAGGTTTTGCTGAATTCTGTTTTGGTGATATGCCTTCTTGTAAAGAAGGAGATGGTTTACAATGCACAAAAGATAATCCTAGATACACAAATTATTAAAATAATATTGTCTATAAAATAATATTATCTTAAATATATACAAATGGCTAGCGTACACAAGTATACATTTGATAATTTATCTAGAATTGGAGATGATTTATGTGGAATTACAGAAAGAGATTTGCAAAATCAGCAATTTGGAACTTATAGCACTACCAATTATTTCGAAAAATACTGTGGCATGAAAAAACCAATTGCATTCGCCACATCACAACCAAATGTTTTTTATAATGGTGGTTATGGTAACTACTGTGGCGCAGGTGGTTGCAATATTCAAGAAGGTTCTGACTTGCAAATTGGTAGCATTCAAACTCGCTCCAAATGCAGAATTAGTTTATATGAAAGACCCTTTGCAACAGTTCCTTATTTAGGGCGCGGACCTTCCAGACCAGTAATTGAATCTAGACTTCAACAAGGGGGTTATTCAGGAAATAAAAAAAGTTGCAAAACAGTTACCGAAAAACCTTTCAATTATGACCAAACCCCCCTTCTTCCTAGTGTTGCTGCTAGTATTCAAAATCCACATAATTTAGTAGAAGGTGTGGCTGCTGAAGGTTGGATTCGTGGAGGTTTACCTTCCAGAGAATTAACCAGAGATGCCGATTATATCAAGAGAAAAACTGCATAAACATAGATGAATATTTATATTTATATGTATAATTATTCATTGCAACTAACTTATAGAGAGATTGATGGTAATACAGGAGATACAAAATATAGAGAAGAATTCTTATCTGCTTTTAAGTTAAAAAAATGGGAAGGAGATAAGATTGAAAAAGCCTTTGATTATATTTATCCAATAGTTGAATCAGAATTAAGAAAACACGGATTAATCGAATATGCCAAAAATAATTCTCCATTTCCTTTTGGATTAAATGATCAAACAACTTTAGTATTGTTTTTCTCATTCGAAAATTTCTATTTATTTCATAAATGTTTACAAGATTTCTCAAAAAATAAAAGTTTTGATACTGAAAATGTTGAACTGTTAAAAAAATCTCTCCAGAAAAAAAATATGTAGATTAATATATACTATGGCTTCTACAAGACTTAATAACAGCGCAGGTGAATATTGTTTGCAACAAAGAGGATATAACAGAGCTTTAGATTTTGAGATTTATAAATTTAAATGTATTCCTAAGCAAAGTGCTATGCCTGGTTTAGGAGTAAATATGCCGATGATGACAAATGGATATAATAACAATGTTTTATCTAAAAATACATCTGACGTAGAAAGTGCTCTTTTTGGAATAAACTCTACAAATCTTGTTAATCCTAGACAACCCGTTTATTGTCAGGCTAAGAAACTTCCAGAAGCTAGTTTCTTTCCTCTTCCTAAAAAGTTTTTACCCGAACCCCTTGTTGTAGAGAAATGTCAACGTCCCATAGGACCATTTTGTTAATTTTAATATATGGTTTGTATATAATGTCTGGTGCAACAGGAATGAAATTACAAAAAGAAAAATTTATTAGTTACCAAGAGTATATGAAAAGAAAACAAGGTATAAAATTTTATAATTTAGGTGTTGCTGCCCAATATCAAAATACACCAAATTATCCGGTGGCAGCAAAATACTATCAAATGACATTATTAGTAAACCCTTTTGATGTTGATGCGAAATCAGCTTTACAAAAGATTTCATCTCCTCCCATTAATCTTAGTGACACCTGTCAAGCTGGATTAGCTGAAGCAAAACAATGTTTAAAAAAATTAGGCATATGTTATGGCAGATAAAAGATTTTTTATATTTACTATTAAATATAAAAAATTTAGATATATATATATAAATCATGTCAAGTTATTCTAGATACTTACAACAAAAAAATAGTTCTGCTATCAAAAAATATAGCGATTATGAAGCATATATAGCTAGAAAAAACTTTGACCATTTTTGTTGCTGTTTGCAAGGAGGAACGGGTCCTAGTGGACCAGTAGGTTTATTTGGAGGAACTTCTATTAAGTATTCAAATCCTTCAACAGAGGGATGGAACAATGTTATTACTCCACCCACAGGACCTTCTCAAGGGATTAGGGGAAATAACGCAGATGCCACATTAATTACAAAAATATATGCTTCCAAAATCGATGGTGATAATAATGATGTAACTGACGTATTAAAAATTTTAGCAACAGTAAATAATTATGAAAAAGGTATCATAAAGATTACAAAAATAGATGATTCTGGAAAATTTATAATGATGAAAGTAATAACAGTTGTAGAGCAAACAGATTATATAGAATATGAGGGTGAAATTGTAATGGCAACTTCTAGTATACCTTTTATTACTGGCGAAACTGTTATTCTTACTATTACTACCAATGCTGGAAGTGACATAAGAAATGTCTTAACCAATGAAAATCATGAATTTTTTCCTTTAATCTTAAGAGACGAGGCGACTATTATAGGACAAACTGGCGCAACTGGTTATACATATAATGGTCTCACACTGAATGCATCGACCAATGCCGTATCTTTCATTGGCGCATCAAGTGCTAATCCTAATAATTGGAGCACAGTCTTTCAACCAGGTGCTCTCGCGACACAGACAGCACTTAATATTTTTGCAAGTAATAATTATAATACAAGCAGTGGAATGCCATCGGCTGGTCAAATAAATATAGGGAAACAAAATAGTATTCCTTTTAGTATTGACCATTATGGAAGCACAAAAATATCGACAGCAGTTCCAAGCTTTTCAGGTGCTACTGGACCTCAAGCACAGTTTGTTTTAAATAATACAGATGGTATTAGATTAGAAACAAAAAAAAATCCAGGCGATGCTGCTTTTACACCGAAAATATTTGTTGCTGCTAATTATGGACAAATATCAATTACAGCAACAGGACAGGGGGCAACGAGCACACAAGGTCCAATTAATATCACATCTTCTAGCACCGTATCATCAAGTCATCCAATTAGTGCATTAAGTGTGGATAGAAGCTCAGGCATTCGATTGAGTTCTCGAGGAAATACAGGTATATCACCAATATCCGGAAATATAACAATATTAGCTCAAAATATGGAGGCAGGTCAGGTTAAAACAATGGGGATACTTCAAATGCAAAATAATGGAAATGTAACATTACAGTCTGGTCCAGGATACTCGGGAGTAAATCAAGGAATTTTAAGATTAGATAGTCAAGGTGCATCTGGAGGAATGATTATAGAAAACTCAGGTGATGCTGGTATGAATTTGAGTTCGGTGAATAGTTTAAAACTCTCCTGTCCAAATATTAACATTGGGACAAGTTCTAGCGTTGTTGATATTAGTGGACAAATAACACTTAATAATGTTGTTAATTTAACTGCTGATAATATATTTGTTGATAACCTATATTCAAACCCGCAAAATAATAATATTACACTAAACGATAATTTAGATGTTAATCAAAACGATATTAACAATTGTAATATTCTAAGAGTAAATAGTATTTATCAAAATAACGCAGGAACAGGGGTACCTTCTCCTGACCAATTAATAATAGGTAATTTTATCAATGGTTCTACTAAATATATAAGACTGGATAATAAAATTGCGTTATATACTACTAGTGGTGTTACAAATGCTAATAACGAATTAAATGGGTCAAATCCAAATAATTATTTAATAGGTTATAGGGATACTGATATTTGCGGTGGTTTAATATATAGAGCTGATGTTGGTTCGGGTGCCATGAATAAATTAGTAACCACCACAAGTATGGGTTATTTTAGCACAAATTATTTTAGAATATTAAATGATCCAAATAATAATGGTATCAGAAATAGACAGAAAACAATAACATATAGTGCTTCAAATCCAGAGCCGTTTTTTAGTGTTGGTTTTAATTATACAGATAATCTTATTTTATCTGGAGGTGTTTATTCTTGGTATCCCTCTTCAGTTGCGTACCCCCCTGCGACTGGAACTAATAATTCATCATTCATATTAGATCAGAAAAATTTACAGTTACCAAGAGATCAACTAATACGCGTATTATCTTTTACATTTGAAGGATATAATACAAATTATAAATTAAATACAAATGGATTTGCACTGCCAAATGGTAGTAAAACTTATTTTGAGATTGTTTTTGGATTTGGTAATAATAGAGTATTCGAAACTGGCCCCTGGACTACCGAAGGTCAGGCAAATTTTATAAAATGTTTTGAAACAGATACAAGTAATAATATGATTGATCCAGCAAATCCAGTTGGGAATGTTATTGCTTTGAATGATCTTTTACTAAATACTTACTATAATTACTCAACAAATCCAATTAATAATAACCACAAACCAATAGAAAATAAAGTAATCCCAACATTTGCAGAGACTTCTTCAGGATTCATATATAATGACTTGCAACCTTACATATTTATTAGAGCTATGAATGGAACAACTTTTAGTCCTTGGACATATTCTACATTACAAGCGGCTTCTGGTACTACCTTTAATCCTGCGTGGGTAATGCAAAACTCTACTAAAACCTTATTTGGCGATATAGTCCCGTCTTCGGATTTACCGTGGACTTGTCCATTTGGTGCACAATTTATGTTTGAACATTCTATTCCAGCAGTGAATTAGTCTCAAATTAGATTTATTTATAGCCTTACCTAAAATGAACCGAATTATACTACCAAATATCCGGGAACTATACCGAGTAGTTGTTTTAAGAGAAGCCCAGGAAAATAAGTTCAAATATATATATATTTTTTTTAATTAAATATATATATAATGTCTTTTGGAAATTACTCATCTTATTTAGCAAGAAGAGTTGGACAAAATAGTTGTTGTTGTGATACAGGTGCAACAGGACCTACGGGTCCCGCGGGAATTGCAAATTTACCAACAGGTTTATTATGGTCTGATTATCTTTATTGGGATGATACTGGTAGTGGTGAATGGAAAGTAGGTTCAACAGGATTACACGTTGGCGCACACGCCGGTGAAATTGGTCCTCAAGGTCTGGCCGCTAGTGCGCTAGGATTTTATGCTGGTCATAAAGACCAAGGCGACTACTCGGTAGCAATTGGTGCTAGCGCTGCTGCTTTTAATCAAGGGGAAAACTCAATATCCATAGGACACCTAGCTGGATACACAGGACAACGTAATTTGACAGTTGCTATTGGGAATGAAACTGGTAAAACAAATCAAGGAACACACGGAATAGCTATTGGAGATCAAGCTGCATTTACATCTCAACAGATAAACGGAATTGCTATTGGAACTGAAGCAGGAAAAACAAATCAACAACAACACGCGATAGCCATTGGAACTGAAGCAGGAAAAACAACACAAGGAATAGGCTCAATAGCCATAGGTGACGAAGCAGGCAAATTGGTAATTGGAGCAGAGTCAATTGTTATAGGTAAATGGGCTGCTGCTGCCGCCGTAGGAATTGCAGCAAATAGTATTTATATAAGTTCTACTGGCAAAAAAAACGTCTTCGGGGCCAGCGTAATAAAAAAGAATACAGTTGTATTGGCTGGTGGCACAGGACCAAATTCTTTAGCCAATGCACTAGATAATATGGGAACATGGGCAGAGAAAGCATTCTATGTATCTCCAATAAGAGAAAATTATACCGGCGGAGACGTTATTAACAGGGAAGTACAAGATGCTACAAACATATTAAAATATTCATTAAGAAATCACGAGGTAGTATACGAAGAATATGTTAACCCATCAGAAAATTTTGTTTTTGGTATGTCTATGTCTTCCGATGTTACGAGAGATACTAATAATCGCACCCTAATAAATCTTCCTATACAAAGTTGGAACAACGAATATGTCACGAGCATAAATAATGCTTTTGCAACACAAGGTGTGTTCGATCCGATCACCACCGGATTAGATTGGCCGGCCAATCAATATCAAAGCTCCAATTATTGGGTTGTTCCAGGACACGATGTTATAAAAGGAACATTTACTGCCGGGACAACCGGTGCCGTCCCTCAAGGTCCAAAAGGGGAAATAAATCATTATCGTTGTGGGATCAATTGGATATCAAATTATCCAGATGGTCCCTGGTATTATAACTCACCAAAAGGTTTAGGTGTTAGTTATAAAGGTCCATATACAATTAGCGCAGCTACAATATCTTTAAATGAAACGGGTTCCGCATATGACCCTGCCGGGCCGTTTGGCGCACCAGCACCACAATTTTCTTTAAATGGGTGGTCAGTTAATGTGATGATAATGCTATTTACTTATTGTAAATGCGATAATAATGGCGAGCCTATTATTACAGGCGAGCCTGTATATATACCTATTCAAGCCGGTAATCCAGCTTTTCAAGATTATTTACCTGAACAAGAAAGCAATGCTCAGCTTCCACAAGCACAAGGATGGGCCGCTGCTAGTAGGACAGGTGGTTATTGTAAATGTTATAAATTTAAAGGCTACAAACCACCCGAGTTTGTACCTGGTGGTGAGTCGCTTGAGGTTGGATGTGAGACCAGTGTAGAGGAAATGGAGTTCATAGGAATTAAAATGTATCCGTTATATGGGTCAACTTTCTTCACCCCCAACCCTTATCTTATCAAACCTACGGTCGGTCTAAACCCAGTTAATTGGTATACATTTTCAAGATCCATAAGTATTACATTGCACGGCACTGCTGATAAAATAATAAATGCTTCTGCACCTGTAATTTAAAATAAGTTAACAATAAGTAGCAATATAATTATACCCTAATAAATCTGTAGGTCTAGCATCTACTAATATATTTAGGTAATTCTCTCCAACTTTACACATCAATAAACTATCTCGTTGACCCAAACTATAATACATAATTACGTGATTCGTATCTGATTTATGAAAATCAAATACGTTTCTTATTTTTACATTGTCCATATCTATTTCCCCCGTTTTTTTATATATCTTCCATAAATCCACTACTTCATTATAAGAATTTACAGAAAAGGGCATTTTTTCTACATAGGCGGCTGGAGACCGAATCATAGACCTTATTTTATTTATGTCACTTGAATAGTTCATATATTTAGCAAAGAATAACTTTTTAGGAAAATAAAATGTAAAGTCTATATATCATGGCATTTACACGATTTAATTATGATGAATGTAGAACTAAAAAGATTTTGCAAGAATCTACTGGACCGGGTAGATATATGTTAAATGTTCCTGGCAATGGATGTGATCCTTGTTTAATGGCAGACCCTCAAATTAGATTACAAAAATGGGGAGCAAATTTAAGAAGTGTTCCAGGTGGTGCCCCAATCGATATTAGTAGTGATTTATTGGGTATTACTAGACAATTAAAGAAAGATTGCACAATGGCCCAATATCCAAATTCAGGTGTTGTTTATTCTAAAACACGTAGATATCCTACTTGCAAAGCACCTATTACTGACCAATCAAGAGCTACAAATCCATCGTGGTTAACACAAGAAAAAACCTTGTTTGAATATGAATTCCAACCACTCTTTTTAAATCCACAAGAGAATGTATGTAAAGCATTTCATAATAATCTCAATACAAGAAATTTAGAACGTGATAATTTTGTTCCAAAATATCCTTGTGTTCAAGATATGTAATTTTCTTATTTAAATTTATTTCAAAATAAGAAAATATGTCTATGTA